ATTTTGTGTTTTCCCTAAAAGTTTTCGTCGGTTACACGCCGCAAACGGTGGCGTGATCCGGTCTTGCGCCCCGCTCCGCGCCGCGCGACGCTCGGGGCATGTACGCAGGCGCAGGCGCACGGCTCGATCTCGCGGCAGCTCGGCGGCTCGGGCAGTCGTGGGTGGTCCAGCGCAAGATCGACGGGATCTACGCCACCGTCACGACCGACCGCCGCGGCAGGATCGCCAACGCGATCACGCGGGCGGGCGAGGTGCTCGGTCCCGGCGTGCTCGCGTCGTATCGCGGCGTGACGTGGGCGCCCGACTCGGTGCTGGCGTGCGAGCTCGAGCTGTGGACGGAGAGCGCCCGGCGCACCGTCGAGGCGCGCGGCTACGCTATCGCGCATGCGTTCGACGCGATCCGCGTCGGCGGGCGCGACGTGTCGCGCGAGTCCTACCGCGTGCGGCGTGACGCGCTGATGCGGGCGCAGGTTGCGCTCGAGCTCGGCGGGCGCGATCAGCCCTGGACGGACGACGCCCAGGGTGACGCGCACGACGCCGGCACGGGCCGCTACTGCTCGCGCGTCCCCCGTGGCTGGCGGCGCGTTCAGATCGTCGAGCAGCTCCCTGCGGCGCGGTTCGACGTCGCCTGGGCGGACTGGGTAGAGCGCGAGGGCGGCGAGGGGCTCGTGGCGGTCAACCTGGACGCCCAGCTCGGGGCGCGCGGCAGCAAGCGAAAGATCAAGCCCACGTCCGAGATCGACTGCGTCGTGGTGGGTTTCGATTCGCGCGCCGCCCAGCTGTGGTGGACTAGTGCTGCGCGGTCGATCATCGTTTCGCGCTCGCCTAACCGCGCGCTGACGGTCGGCGAGGTGGTCGAGGTGCGGCACGACGGGTTCACCGACGCCGGCCTGCCGAAGTTTGCGCGGATCGCGCGTCGCCGCCCGGACCTGGCCGCGTAACCTACGCAGCGCGGCGGGGCGTCGCACGACCCTGGCGTCATGCCGGTATCGCAGGAGGTGTTTGTGTTGTCCCAGCCGCTGGGGCTCGAGGAGCGCCGACGAACTACCGGCCGCGGCACGAAATCGCGATTCACGATTTCTGTCCGCGCCGATCCTTTGATCTTCAACCTCTCCGAGATATCGCTGGGCAAGGGTCCGGCGCTTGCGCTCCAGCAGGCGATCCAGGACGGGATCCGCGCGATCGGCGAGGTGGCGTCTTATTCAACGCGCCTCAAACGCTCGTATGCTGCGAGCGCACTATCTCGCGACTCTCGCTGGGCTGTGCGCAGGTACAGCGGCGGACGGATTGGCACGCTGCAGCCATACCAGTCGGACAGACTGTTCAACGACTCGGGACGATTCGCGCGCGGAATCTTTGCGCGCCAGAATCCGCAGGAAAACAGCTGGACGGTCAACGTCCCAGCGAATCGACTGGACCCGAGCACGTTCCCCGATCAATCGCGATTCCTCGGCATGGTTGAAAAGCTGCGCTCACTGGTCCCTGCGTTTGGCGCGCCGCTGGCTCAACCTTCGGTCAAACGAGCGATCGGAGAAACGCTCGATACGATGATCACGAAAGCCGACGATCGAAACTGGCAGCAAAAGCTCACCATGATCAAGCAGACGATCAGCATCGCAAAGCAGATCGCCGACATCCTCACCGGCGGCTAGCGCACGCGTCGCACCCGAGCCACCGATCGAGCTGCTCGCGTGCGCGCGACGGATCGGGTGAACGCATGCTGGCGAGCTCGCGGCAACGGGCGATATGACGTCGCCGCTGCGGCGCAGGCCACCGATCCGCTCGCTGCCACGGATCGCTCGTAGACCTTGGCGACGCGGCCCGCGGCGGCGCTGACCAGGGCGCCGCTCGCCAGCGCCGACCGCAGCAGCGCGCGTTGCGGTTTGGCCGCGCAGCTGCTGACGGCGCCGGCTGCGGAAGCTCGCGCCAGGTCGCGCCGGTACGCGGCGACGGCGGCAGCCCCGCTCGCACTCGAGGTCGACGCGCGCAGGTGCACGCGTATGGCTGCGGCGCTGACTGAGCTGGTGGCTCCGGACGCCGCGGCCCGGCTGACGATGCGGACGCCCGCGACGCTGCTGGCCGTCGTTGCGCTGGCTGCCGCGGTCCGCAGGCGCACGACGAGCGCAGACGCTGCCGTGCTCGAGCTGGCACTGGCTGCGGCGGATCGCTCGTACGCAGCCGCGCCGGCGGCCAGTACACCAGACACGCTCGCGGATCCGGTGGCCGCCGCGGCGGACGATCGCACGAGATCACGCTGTCCTACGCTGGCGGCGCCGGTCGCCCCAGCTGCTGCTGCCGAGCGAATGTGCACGCGGATCGACGTCGCGGATGTCGCGGACGTCGCGCTGGCTGCGGCCGAGCGCAGCAGGTCACGCTGGCCCGCGCTCGCCGTGGCCGATGTCGCGCTAGACGCCGATGCGCGCAGCAGGTCACGCTGGCCCGCGCTCGCCGTGGCCGATGTCGCGCTAGACGCCGATGCGCGCAGCAGGTCACGCCGGCCCGCGCTCGCCGTGGCCGATGTCGCGCTAGACGCCGATGCGCGCAGCAGGTCACGCCGACCAGAGACGATCGTTGCGGACGTTGCCGCTGCAGCGGCGCTACGCTCGACGGTGACGCCGGCTGCCGGTGCGATCAGCAGCAGCAGGGACATTTACCACCACCCCAGCGACGGATCGCCGGTGCTCGACGGAATCTCGTACACGATGATCCAACTCGCGTGATAGTCGGACGAGATCCCAAGAGTGACGTCGTACGTCTGCGTGCTAGACGTCGTGGTCTGCACCTTTGCCTGGCTCGCGATGCACGATCCCGACGTAGTGGATCCTACTTCGGCGTACTGCAGCGTCGACCATGTCCCGTTCGTCGCGTCGCTGTCGCCCGTGCAGGTCTGCGTGGTGCCGGCCTCGATGAAGATCGCAGCCAGCACGACCTCACCAACGTTTGCCGTGCCGGACGCGCCGCTGGTGGCTGCGGTGCCCGTAGCGCCTGCCGACTTGTCTCCTCCCGACTTGACGTCGGCGTAGCCAGCTGACGCGCTGATCTCGGTCATCGTCCACGTCTTGGCGACAGGCGACGATCCAAAGCTCACCGTTATTGTCGTCGCCGTGGTGAGCGTGCCGCCGTTTTGCCTTGTCGTGTAGATCGCACCCTGCACACCAGCCGATGCCGCGCCGTTGTCAAAAACAGGCAACTGGCGCAGCGTCCACGTATTTCCGAGCGTGTCGGTCACGGTGGTGAAATCGTTTGTGGCTCCGCCGGCAGATGAGTTATCCGCTGCCACACAAAGCACCACCAGGGCGCCCGCGGTGCAGTTGCTGCCTGGCGCGAGCGTGAAGCTCGTGCCGCCGGTGTTGTTCGTGCCGGTGCCGCGGTTGGTGATGGTGAGCGCCACGGCTCACCCCTGCGCAATAAATCCGGTCACGTCTACGCAGTGCGCGACGGACGCCGAGCTCGTGAAGGTCAGCGCCGTGTTTGCGGTGATCTTCTTGGGCGTGGAAAATCGGACGTGTAGCCCGCGTCCGTTCACTGCCTCAAGATAGTACGGGCCGAGTACCTTGGTCGTGGTGCCTTCCTCAAAAAACACGTTCAGCGCCGTGGCAGCGCCGAGGCTGATCACGATGTCGGTGACGTACAGCGACAGCCCTACGCCCGGAGCTGCCTGCACGCTCGTGTCGGTCTGCGCCGTGGATCCGTCGAAGTGATACGACCAGACCTGCGGCCCGTGGGGGCGCACGTAGAGCGATCCGTCTCGGTCTGTCGCCAGCCTCACCGCGTCGCCCTCGGCGTTCACGCGGTTCGGCGGTGCCGTACCGTCCGTATCCTGCGCGATGCCAGCGAGCAGCACAGGGTTTCCGGCCGCGGCGACATCGTGGGCTACGTCGCCAACGACCTCGAGCGTGTTGGTGCTCGCCGGCAGGCGGGTCACGTCGACGGCGAGACCGTTAGCGATCGTCGATCGCAGGCGATCCCAGTCGGTGCCGTTGTAGCCCATGAGCTTTGCGGCCACGTCGAGGTGGTTCTCGGTGTTGCTCTCTGCGTCGTTGTGCAGGGTGTCGACGGTCAGATCGCTGGTACCGTCGGTGAGTCGCACCTTGCCGACGTAGTTGGTCCCGGCAGCGAGCGCAGGGAGCGACAGGACGTCAACGTCACCGATGTCCACGCCGCTATTGGCCGCGAGCTTGCCGATCGACGCGGTGCTGGTGGTCAGCGATACGATACCCGTCGAGTCGCTGGCGAGCGATACTCGCAGCGCAGTTGCGGCTGTTCCGTTTCCGGTCGTCGAGAGCGGCGCCGGCACGGTCAGCACGTCGACGTCACCGATATTGTTTGTCCCGGCGGCTAGGGCCGGCAGGCGGGTCACGTCAACGTCAATCCCGTTGGCGGCGTCTGCCGGGATCAGTGTCCCAGATCCGTCTGTCGAGATCGCGAGCTTGACCACCTGGGCGTGCCCGCCAACGCCGGTGTCGTCGGTCAGGATCGTGGTCCCTGTGCCCGCGGTGATTGATACGCCGTCGGCCATGTCGTCCTCAGGTCAGCGTCAGATCGAGGTCGCCGATCGGGATTCGAAATGTGTCACCGGCGGTTACCGCAGCACTCGAGCTCAGGTCGTCCGAGCCCAGAAACGTGCCGCCGCTCGACGCGGTCCAGAAAGAGACGTGGGAATACGTCTCGGTGGTGGACACGTTGGTCCACTCGATGGCCACCGTGTTGCTGATCGCGCCGGTAGCAGCCGCGCTGCCAAACGTCACCGCCTGGCGCGTGGTGTTGGCGGCGGCATTGCTCGTGCCCGCTGCGCCCGGATCGCCGAGGTGCAGCTTGACGTAAAACGCCGCACTGGCGGTGTACGTCGCGCGCCCCACCAGGGCATCGAGCATCGCGTTGCGTTGCGATTCGGCAAAACTTCCCATGCCGGCAACACTGTGTCTCTCGTCGAGAAACAGAGAGTATTAGGCGCCTAAATCTCTCTCGCATAGTAGCGATTCCAGATCGTTGCGTCGTGTACTGGGTAGATACGCCGACGGGTCATCGCTGCAATCGTCACGGCGCGGAGTTTTCGCGCGGCGATGTCTGTCACCGCTGTATCACCGACCCAGGAGATCCCGTCGTTGCCTTCACGGAGGAGGACGACGACGCAGACCTGCGCGCACGAATCAACGAGGCCCGCGAGCGCGAGCGGCTGCTGATTCGCCATGGACGGGACTGGCTGGACGGCACCGACAAAGAAAAGTCGCTGGGGCTCAAGGCGTTCGATTGCGCGTCCAAGTGGGCGCGGATCAGCAACGAGCTGCAGCAGATCATTGAAGATCGCGACCACGATCGCCGGCTCATTCGACACGAGCGCGAGATGTCCGGCATACGGGGCGGAAATTGAGATCTTGGCTTGTCGTCCTCGCGCTCGCTCTGGGGGTCGGTCTGCTAACTAACCCGGCCTATCGACGACGCGCGATCATGCGCAAGGTCTCCGAGCGCGTCGAGGGGTTCGACCGCTTTGTGGACGTCGGCGTGGTGCTGCGCGTGATCCGCGTGGACGACAACGGCCCGATCGAGCTCGAGTCTGGTCGGCGCGCCTCGGTCGTGCACGAGCACCGCTGGGGCGGAATCGTCGACACCAAGGCGACCACGCCAACGATTGTGGGGCCGAGCCGGGATCCGAGGGTCTGGCTGGCGAGCGAGGCACAGGCTCCGATCGTCATGCACGCTGACAGCGTACCGCTTGGCCAGCTCGTGATCGGCTCCGAGGGCGGCGGCAAGACGACGGCGCTGGCGATGTGGCACCACCGACGCTGGATCGAAAACCTGGGCGAGCATCGCGAGGGCGGACAGACGGCGCCGACGCTGGCGCGTCTTGGCCTGGTCAAGCACGAGTTCCTAAAGCTGTGGCGCTCGTCGTGGTGTCGTTACGTTGCGCGCGATGACTTCGAGGGTTTTGAGCTGTGCGACGGCAGCCGAATCAGGTTTCGTCACACGCAGCGCACGTCGGCGGCGGCGGGCTCGCCGATCCAGGGGTTCAACTGGAGCTGGGCCGGTCGTGATGAGTTTCAGGATCAGATCGACGTGCACGCCGATATCGAGTCGCGCGGCCGCGCCGCGCGCGGCGGCAGGTACAAGCAGCTGGCGACCGCGACGGCGAAGGACGATCCAGAGTTTCGCACCGTGCGCGATCAGGTGCTGGCTGGCGGACAGTGGGGGCTGGCTCGCCTGCTCGTCGCTGACAGTCCGTTCGTCGCCGCTGGATTTCTGGACACCAAACGACGCAGCGGGCTGACGGATCGCGAATTTCGGCGCCGCTATCTGGCCGAGGATGTCGCGCCGGAATCGCGCCTGTACCACACGTGGGACCGGCGCGAAAACCTGCGCCCGCTGCCCGTCGGAGCCAAGCGCATCACGGGGTATGTGCTCTCAAAGAAAACGGGCAACCCGCGTCATGCGGCGCTGGCGGGACACGATCCGGGGCAGGCCAAGGCGGCGACGGTGTTTCTGGACGCGTACACCCTGCCCGGTTCTGGCTCGCAGGTGTTCTGGTGGGTACGCGGAGAAATCTTCACGCTACACGAGACGATCGAACAGCATGCTGTGCGCGTGCTCGAGTGGTCGCGTGCTCGAGGGATCAACGTGCGCCCCGACGCTGAGATCCTGCACGTTCGCGCGCAGCCGGTGGGCGCGTCGGAGGATAAGCCCGACCAGGACATGCTGCGGATCTGGAAGCGGATCGGGCTCGACGTGCGACCAGCGCAGTACAAGAAAAACGACTCCGTGGGGGTCGGCCAGATCAAGAAGGAGTCGCGGATCGGCATGCTGTGCGGACTGTTCTGCGATGCCATGGGGCGCCGCCGGCTGTTTGTCGAGTGCGACGATCGCGGCACGCCGACGGCGCCTCTGCTGGTGGCAGCGCTTGAGAGCATGGAGCGTGACGAAAAGGGCCGCGCCGAGTACGAGGAAAAGGACGTGCGTCACGACAAGTCGGATCTTCCGGCTGCGCTCGGATACGGGCTGTGGCCGTGGGAGAAAGAGATGGCGCTCGGCCTGCGCGACGACATCCAGAAAGGACTCGGCTAATGGGGCTGCGCGAGATCTTGGACACCGTCGGCGGCGGCCCTGTGTCGTGGCGCTTTGTCGGCGATCACCTGCGCGATCACTACGTGCGCGATCCGCACGAGATCGAGAGAATCAACGAGGCAAAGAAGCGCGACGCGTACTATGACGGCGGCGGCGACGAGTACATCAAGCAGCTGATCTACCGCGCCTTTGAGGATCCGCTTACTCGCAAGCTACGGGCGGATCTGGTCGCCTGGGCAAAGTGGAACAACGTACTTCGCCGGGTGACGGTCGAGATCGCGACGGTCTACAGCGAGCCGGCGAAGCGATACGTGTCCGACGGCAACGACACCTACCAGGCGCTCAACGATCTGGCGAATATCGACGGCGCCATGCGCGAGGTCGACGCCATGCTGGGGCGCCATGCCGAGTGCTGGATCCAGTACCGCGTGCGGCGCGATACGAGTGAGCCGGTGTTTGACGTGATCTCGCCGGCTCAGTTCTGGGCGATTGCCCACCCGGCCGATCCTGGTCAGCTGGTCGCCGTGATGATCAACCAGACGCCGCGCAACGCGACCGCGCTGACGCCGTGCTACCGGGTGATTGCCGCTGACGAGACGTTCCAGCTCGACGGTAAGTGCCAGGTGATTCCGTCGACGTGGCGCCCGCTGGAGTTCGGACGACTTCCTGGCGTGCTGGCGTCACTCGTACCACCGACGGCTAAGGGCCGGCTGATGTCGCAGTCGCCAGCGTCGGACCTGGTGGCAGCGCACGAGTCAATCTGGTTCCAGAACGTGCTGCTGCTCAAGGAGAGCAAGAGCGCCAACAAGCAGGCGTACCTGAGCGGCGACACGTCGGCGGCTACGGTGGGCCAGTCGTCAGACACCGAGCGCGAGGTGCTGCTGCCCGAGGGCGTGACGGTGCAGGTCGTGGATCGCGGCATGGATCTGGTCATGTTTCGCGACAACGCGGATCACGTGCTCGAGCGCGCGGCTGCAAATCACGGACTGCCGCCGGCGGTTCTGCACCAGCGCGACGCGTCCAGTGGCGCCGAGATTCACCTGCGGCGGATCCCTCTGCGTGAGCTACGCAAGAAGCGGATCCCGGTCATGCGTCGCGTCGAGCGCGAGCTGGCCAAGATCCAGTCCGCGGTCAACGCGGCGGACCTGCCGGCGTATGCGTTCAACGTCGACGGCTGGGGGATCGATTTCGGCGAGGTGCAGCAGCCGCTGACCGAGTCCGAGCTGGATCAGGTCTTCGAGAAGCGGCGCCAGCTGGGGCTGACCACGACGATCGAGGAGATCACGAAGCGTAATCCCGATATGACGGACGACCAGGCCGAGGAGTACCTGCGGGAGAATATTGAGATCGAGACACGGCGGATCGTGTTTCTGCGTGGCATGCAGGCGCTCTCTGGCTCGATGGGCGCGAGCACCGAGGACATCGTGCAGCGAGACGGCGAGACTCCGTTTCAGGCCAACCGGGGCGAGCCGATACAGTGATCGTCACGGTTGTGCCGTGCTACCGCGAGCCGTTCGCTCGCGTGCTGTCCACGGTCGAGTCAGCCCTGGCGGTCCCCGGCATGGATCGGGTGATCGTCGTCGACGACGGCTGCCACGACGCGGGCCTAGATGCCCTCCCGTGCGACGTCGTGCACCTGACGGAAAACCGCGGCTGTTCGGGTGCGCTCAACGCCGGGATCCGCCTGCTGGCTGACAGCGATATCGCGTGCCGGCTGGACGTTGGCGATCTGTTCTATTCAGACGCCAAGGCGCGGCAGATCGAGGTCGTGTCCAGCGGCGCGGCGCGCTGCTCGAGCTCGCCGCACTTCGATCCGGTAGCGGTATCGGTTTGGGCGATACCCGCCGACTGGCAGCGACACATTTATTCGGACTCGGTGTTCACCGGCTGCACCAACGTGTACCGGGTCGACGTGTGGCGAGAGGTCGGCGAGCACGACGAATCGCTGCGGTATTCGGGGGACTGGGACTTCTCCATGCAGGTCCAGTTCTACGTCGGCTGGCATATCCACGATGAGCCGACGTGCTCGGCCGGCATGTTCCCCGACGGTTTCTCGGCGCGTGCGCAAGCCAACCCGATCACTGCCGCTCGTCGTGTCGCCGACAGGTCGCGCGTCTTTGAGCGTGGGCGCGCGTTTTCGCACCCTGACGCGCATGCACACCTGTGGAATGAGGACTGGTGCCGCAAGCGCGGCATCGAGCCATTGAGGAGACGGAAGCGATGATCTGCGCGCTCGCGATCCCGGCCTACCGGCAGCAGGTGGCGATTCAAACGGCGTACGCGTGGCAGCAGGACGCGCTGACGTGCGTCGAGCTCGGCTGGCGCCCGCTGCCTCTGTGGTGCGACAACAGCGGCATCCCGCGCGCTCGCAATGTGCTGGTCCGCGAGGCCTACGCGGCCGGCGCCCGGCTGCTGCTGACCATGGACGCCGACACGTTCCCCATGGTGCCAGAGGGCGGACTTGCGCACATGTGGCAGGTGATGTCGAGCCATGACGCCGCGGTGGTGGGAGCCGCGGTGGTGACGCGCAATGGCTCGCGGGTGAATTGCCACCCGTCGCAGCCTGGCGAGTGCTACCCGGGTGAAGTCGGCACCGGATACATGCTGATCGACCTGATCAAGCTGCGCGACCTCCCGCGCCCGTGGTTTGTCCAGGTTGACAGCGAGGACGGCTGCGGCGTGACGTGCGGAGAGGATATCGGGTTCTGTCGCAAGGTGCGGGCCGCCGGGCACACGGTGATAGTCAATTACAGCCTGCCAACGGGGCACGGCTACAGTCAGATCGCGTCGACGTTTTCGGACACGTAATTATCTCTAACTCATAGTCTGAACATTGACTCTCGTCGCACGGATTGGCCCTCGTATTGGGCTGCGTCGCCGGCTCCGGGCGAGAGAGAAAGAATGTTTCAACGTCCAAGCAAAGCACTGATGTCCGAGGAGGGCTCGTCGCCTGGTGGCGGCGCGGCACCGACTCCACCCGCCGAGGCGCCAGCGCAGGCGCCAACTCTTGACGTGGCCGCGCTCGTCGCGCAAATCACGACCCACCTGACGGGCGTGTTCGACGAGAAGCTCACGTCTCAGAGAAACGAGATTTTCGCAAATCTCCGACGGACGGGTGTGCTGGCCAAGCAGGCCGCCGCAGCTGACCCGCCGACCTCGCCGCAGTCCGCCCCCGCGTCTGCGCCGTCCGGTGTCTCCCATACTGAAATGCAATCGGCCCTGGAGCGCGAGCGAGTCTTTTCCGCGCGGGCCGCAAAGCATGGATTGACGGAGGCACAGGATCGACGCATGCGCGCCGCGCTGGCGACTGCGCCGCTGGAGTCGTTCGGCAGCGAGGTGGACGCGTACCTGGCAGACATGGGGCTCGCGAAGACACCACCTCCCGCAACCGCAATCGCAGACAACATCAAACCGGCGCAGACTCAGGCACCGGAGCAGAAGCAGAAGCCAAACAGCTCGGACATGGGCGCCGCCGCGCCGACCAACCTTCGCGACAGCGAGTCGATCGCTCTGTCTCGCCCCCGCGAGATCAGCGCGCACGACTTTGACACGCTGGTCGCAAAGCACGGTCAGACGAAGGCGATGAGCATGTTCACCGACGCTGTGATGCGCGACCTGCGGACGTTCCGGCTGACTCCTGAGAGCAGGCGCCAGAGGTAACTCCCATGGCCAACGAGACCACCCTGACCACCCTGACCGAGCTCGTGTACGGCGAGTGGATCGCTCCATTCATCCAGTCGTACGCTGCCAACTACCAGAACCCGTCGCAGTTCTTTGCGCGCTGGAATCCGACGAACGGATCGACCACCGTCAGCGTCCCCCGCTGGGTGTCCGACCAGGGCGACCAGCCCACGCCGGACTCGGCGGTTGACACCGAGTACAACGCCACCGAGGCGTCCGACCTCTCGGCCACCGAGCTCGAGACGCTGGACAACACGTTCTCGATCTCCGAGTACGGACTGCTGCGCGAGGTCACCGACCAGGTGATCGAGTCGGCGGCGTCGGCCGCGGACGTCCTGGCGTTCCTGGTTCCGGACGGCGCGTCCATCCTGATGGCGGCTGCCAACGACGACGCGTGCGCGCTGTTCGCGTCGTTCACCAACAGCTCGGGCACCTCGGGCACCAACTGCCGCGTGATCGACATCGACGATGCGATCTACGATCTCGCCGAGCGCGGCGTGCAGGGCGAGCTGGTTGGCATCTTCGACAACCAGGCGATCCGCGATCTGCAGGACGACCTGCAGGCGCAGTCGAGCAATATCGCGGTGTACGCCGGGGCGGCGGACCGGATGATGGCAGTGTCGCCGAGCGGCGACTCTGGCCGCAACGCCGAGGGCTACGTGCTCTCGTACAAGGGCGTGCCGCTGTACCGTCAGTCGCTGACGGATACCGCGAACACCGGCGCCGACGTGGTCTCGGCAATCTTCGTCCGCGGCGACATCGAGTCGCAGCGTGCGACGGCGGCGATCGGCCAGGGCTCGCTCCGTGAGTTCCGGGTCGAGACCGAGCGCAACGCGTCGAAGCGGACCACCGAGTTCGTCATGACGATGCGCTGGGGCTGCGGCATCACCAACAACACGATGGGCCAGAAGCTCGTCACCGACGCCTGATCGTCGGCCGGGGGTACTGCGGTCTGAAGCCGTGCGCGGTGGTGCAATGCCACCGGCCCCCACGAGGAGACAAATGGGATCACTCAGCAAGTCGATTGCACACGACGCCGGAAAGCGGCTCAACCCCGAGAAGCCGCGCACCGTCGTGTACGCTGGCGAGCGCCGCTCTGAGAAGTGGGTGTCTGGCGTGTCGGACAAGTTCGTTGACCTCCAGGGCAACGTCACCGACATCCAGCTGGTAGCGCCTGGCGCGCCGAGCAAGCACGCTGCCGTCGTCGAAGCGAAGCGGCAGCAGCTGCACAAGCAGCGCAACGCTGACGGCACCGTGGTCGGCTTTGTCGAGCACGGACGCTGCCCGGTGCGCCATGGGCTGCTAGCGCAGATTCCGGCGCTCGCGGCCGAGTTTGAGGAGGCGGGGATCAGCCTGTCCCCTTGTGCGTCTGACCCCAAGACGTTCACGGTCGACGCGCGCGGCATTCGCACGTACACCAACGGCTGCACGCATGTCGAGGCGCTGATCAAGAGCCGCCGTGCGGTCGCCGCTGAGCGTGCCGCGGCGCGCAGCAGCCGGCAGGAGTCGCTGGTGGATATCGAGCGGAAGAAGCTCGCAGAGCAGCAGGCCACCAACGCGCACATGGCCAAGCTGCTCGAGAAGGTCGCCGACAAGCTCGACCAGCCCACGCCCACGCCACGGGTCACCAAGTGAGCGTCAAGCTCGTCACGCCCTCCGCGGCAGCGTCGGCTCCGTCCCACCCCGAGCATGCGCGGTGGGTGAAGGAGCGCACGCTGGCACGCGAGGTCGAGGCGAGCAAGCTGGCAGGCGGCACGCTGCGCGACGCCGAGACGGCCAACGCGCGCGGGCTTGAGCGGCTCGAGGCGCGCAAGCGTCTTCGCAAGCCGCGCCGGGCCAAGGCTGCCCGGCCGCGCCACGTCGACCAGCCCGGCGACGGTGTCACGCGTCGCATTGCGCCGGTGCGGCAGATGCCGATCAGCAAGTGCCAGCACTGCGGCGCGTGCCTGACCTGCAAGATGGAGCGGCGCGTGATGCAGATCTTCGCCAAGGGGCGCCAGGAGGGTCTCGGTGGGGTGTGCTTTTCGCTCTCGATGGATCTGGCGGGGCTGACCATGGCGTGCTCGCAGCGGAGCAACTACACTGATCTTGGCGGATCAAGGTATCCCTTTGCCGAGCTCGAGCCGCGCGATCGGGTGCGCGCTCGGGTGCGTGGCTTTGAGGCTGCGTGCGATCGGTCGGTCGCCTGGCTGGGGGCGTGGCGCTGATGCGGTCGATCCAGCAAATCGCGTTCGACGTGACTGGTCAGTCGCTGTATTTCGACTGCCCAGAGGGTCGCCCGTCGTCGGTCACGTCTGTCGAGGTGTGGCCCTGGGACGTCGGCGACGATCAGATCACGGAGGCAGCGGTTGCCGCTCCGTCGATCGAGACGAGCCCAAACACCACCGTTGACGCCTACAGCGGATACGGCAGCGACGATCCGCGCCGGCTGAATGTCACAGCCACCACCGGCATGGCGACTGGCCGCACGTACCTGGTGACGGCGGCCGACGGCCGGAAAGAGTGGTTTGAGGCTTCCGACCTGAGCTCGGGTGCGTACGTCACCGCTAGGCACCCGCTGCACGGTTCGTACACGACCGGCGACACGGTGCAGACCACCCGGATCCAGGCTGCGGTGAATGCCGCCTGGGTCGCCGACGAGGACAACCTGATCGGCGATGAGGCCGGCGCCAACCCGCACTATCGCGTGCGCTGGGTGTACGTGGTCGGCGGCGTCACGTACGTTGCAGACAGCTACTTCAACCTGTCGCGCTACGTGGATCGCCACGGCATTACTGCGCTCGACGTCGAGGAGCTTCTGCCCGGCTGGCTCGATATTCTCCCGACGGACCACCGCGCCGACCAGGGGCGGCGGCTGATCAGCGCTGCGTATCGCGAAATCCGTATCGACCTGCACCAGCTCGACCTGTCGTCGTCCGCGATTGCCGAGTCCGAGGTGATGGACGAGCTGGTGAGGCTCAAGGCGATCGAGCAGGGCGAGTGGGCGCGATACCTGGCAGGCGTCACCGACAGCCAGCGCGTGCGCGACGCAGCCGCCCGATACCGCGAGCGGCTAGACAGCCTGCTACGGATCGTGGCGCGCGTGCCCGTACGAGACGAGGACGGCGCCGCCACGCCTGTGGTCGCGCAGGGGCTGTCGAGGCGATAGCCGTGGCCCTGGCGACGCAGGAGGGGATCCGAGACCGCGTGATCGCGCTGATCGAGGCGCTCGTGCCGTCCCTGCTGTCGTCGGATCGCTTCCGGTCAGCGCGCAACGAGTACGGCGCCGATTTCCAGTCGTGGGCTGATCAAAATCCGGCCGCCGCTTGGCGCCGCTTTCAGGTGCGCGAGGTCGGCGACGACGCACCACCCGAGGTGTCGAGCATCACCGAGGAGCGCGTGCGCCTGCAGCTCGAGCTGGTGGTGGCGTACCCGCAGGGGCATCGCGCCGGTCCGCGCAACGCGATGGATCGCGACGATGCAATCAACGCCGACTGGAAGCTGATCAACGCTGCGATCGGCATGTATGGCCGCGCAAACTTCAGCGGAGCACATGATTGCACGCCGCTCGGAGCCACCAAGACACGCGACGCAGGACAGAAAGTTGATTTCTTGGTGGTACGCGCACAGTACGAATACCAGCGCGCAATCGTGTAATCAGATAACGTAACGCTCTCGACGGAGAGTGCCTATCGCGATTGTCGCGATATGGCGAATCCCGGCGCTCTCGGATCTATTACGTACGAGACAGAGGCGTCATTCGGCGTCGACACAACGACGTTTACGACGTACCGACTCCCGATCACCGCGCCGGTGGACGCGTCCGGCCTGGTGCACAGCAAGGTCGACTCCGAGCGCGTGGTGCAGTATCGCAACGACGGCAGCGCGTGGATCCTGTCGACCATGGGTGGGTCATTCAAGACCAAGCTGTATCTATCTGGCCACGGATCGACCACGTCCAGCACGGTCACGCTGACCGGCCTCGAGACGCTGCTGGGCTATGTGTTCGGCAACGTGGCGGCTTCGGCGTCGTCGGGCACGACGTTCGCGGCCGGTACGGCGACGGCGCCGACCACGGCAGCGTCTGGCACCTTTTCGCCAGGCAGCATCGGCTTTGCCGGGTCGCTGGCGGACGGACGCGGCGGCGGACAGGCGTTCGTGGTGTCGACGCACGCGACCACGACGCTCAACCTGCTGACGGCACTCGGCGCGGCGCCTAACAACGGTGACGTGTGCTTTTCGGCAGCCACGATCTACCCCAACGAGCTGCCGACGAGCACCACGGTGCAGTCGCTTCGCTTCCTGCTTCAGACTGCCAATCTGAGCTACGAGCTGCATGGGTGCTTCCCCACCGCGGTGTCGATCTCTGGACTCAACCCAGGAGAGCTTCCCGCGATCGAGGTGACGTGGGCCGTTGCCTGGTGGCGCTACAGCACCGCGACGTTTCCGAGCACGGTCGCCACTGAGACGCACAATCCCGGCGCGGTCGCTGCCGGATCGCTGTTCGTCAACGACGTCGGCACCGCGACGCGCGCCACGCGCACGTTCCGCAACTTCACGATCGACTACACCATGGGCATGGAGACGCTCAAGGGTCCGGGTGGCGTCAACCAGTACCAGGACGTGGTCGGGTGTCGGCGCACCGTCGACAAGATCAAGGTCAGCTGGACGGAGGATGCCGACGCGAACACCACCACGCCGGTGCTGCCTGGCTACGGCACGGGCACGGCCAACAAGCACCTGCTGTACACGTCGAGCACGGCGGCCGGCTCGCGGATCGCGATCTACTTGCCAAAGGTCTGTATCAGCAACGTCGCGCTGCAGAAAATCGATCAGAACCTCAACCGCCTGACGTGCGAAGGCATGGCATACACGTCCGGCACCACTACCAACGATCTCACGCTCTCTGCGTTCAGGATGGGACTCGGATGATCAGGCCGCCAAGCCAGGCACGCGATTACGATCTGTTTTTCAGCGGCGATCCGGCATTCCGGCAGCCGCAGCGACTCGGCGTCGACGCAACCGACGAGCAGCGCGCCGAGCTCGAGCAGTACCTGGCGACGCTGCGAGCGGCAAAGGAAACGGGCAGCTGGTCATCCCTGCTGATCGAGGGACAGATGCCTACCAAGTTTGTATGCCAGCAGGTCGATCGCAACGTGTGGCGCTCGCTGACGGACCGCGCGATCTTGCCTGTCGACAGCCCGCGCCACATTGGTCAGGTGGCGCTGCACGCGCTGCTTTTCCGACTGGCGATCAAGGAGGTGGTCGGCTGGCCCCGATTCGGCCGCGAGCCTGATCCGACGTGGGACGGCTGGACCATGGCACCGGCATCGCTGGTGACGCAACTCGACGAGATCGATCCGCGCATCGTGGGAGAGATTGGCTCGGACGTGTTCGCGCGATTGCGGGGTGTCGGCCCTTTGTTCTAGAGGGGCTGCGAGCCCTGCCGTGGTGGAGGGAGCATAGCCGGCGCGGTGTGCTGGCAATCGACGACTGTGACCGCTGTATGTCCACCACGACGCAACTACAACGCCAGGCGCTCGGATGCGGCTACGAACCGCGCACCGATCGCGTACACCTGACGATCTGGCAGCCTCCTGGTGGAAGCCACGGCTACAGCGGTCCTCCGTTGTCCGCCTGCGCTGGGTACACCTGCAACCTGCCAGACGTGATGGAGGCAGCCGTGGCACGCGCTCATTGGCGTAACGGCGCCCTGGCGTTGCTTCACCCGGCAGCTACCGACGAGCTGCTGGACTCCGTCCTGGTCCTCGATGCTGCGTACAACGAGGTCGAGGGCTGGCTGATGACGCCCGCAGACAAGGGCGGGGGGATGCGTCATGGCGATTGATTTTGCGTCGAAGGTGATCACGTACTTCAAGGCCGACACATCGGACATGAAGTCAAAGCTGCGCGAGCTCTCCGACGAGGAGCGCCGGCTGCAGCAACAGCACATTGCGTCGCTCGAGAGTCGCAACGCCTCGTATGACGGGTGGATCTCGTCCCTGGGAAAAGCAAATCAGGCGCTCGAGCTGGTCGCCAGGACGGTGGCTTTCGCGGCTGATTCGTTTCAGGACTACAGCGAAGATCTGCGTCTGCGCTCAGCCGCGGGCGCGGTCAACCTCGAGGAGCTAAAGAAGGCGTCTCTTGGCTTGCGCACCGAGCACGAGCTGCTGACGTTTGCAGCCAAGACGCAAAACGGCGTCTTCAAGCTGACCCAAGAGCAGATGGAAACGGCGCAGATGGCAATGATTGCCCTGACGCGCGCGGGCCACGACCAGGCGCAGGTGACCGACAAGGTCACGCAGGCGCTGATCAAGGGCAAGGCAGAAGGGCTCGACGATTTTGGGCTTGCCGTAAAAGAGGGCAAGACGGACATCGAGAAGTTCAACAACCTGATGGACGCGCTGGCCAGCAAGGCAACCGGCGTCAGCGTTGCGACGATGTCCACTGGCGAGCAGATGAGCGCCATGGGCGTCAGCGTGTCCGACAGCTTTGCAAGCGTGAAAAAGTCGATCGGCGAGTTGGTGGCAGCAATGGCGCCGCTGATCAAAGCCATCGCCGACGCCGTTGGCATCACCGCACAGCTGCTCAATCTGCCCGGCAAGGTCATCAGTGCGTTCACAACGCCGAACAAGAGCAAACTAGACACCGCGTTCGCAGGGCAACCAACAAACAACCAAGAGCTGGCAGAGCAGTACGCTGACCAGATTATCAGGGGAGCAACACCTCAAAACATGGATTTCTGGCGCCAGGTGCCAGAGTTCATGGACCAGCTCGACAAAGCAATCGCCCGTCGTCGTACTGCAAAGGTCTTCGCCCCTAGCCCCTTTGCAGATCCAAACTTCAATCCGTTTGCCGGCGAGGCTCCGCAGCTCGGATATCAATCCTTCGACTTTTGGCAAGACAGCGGCAAGGAGTCCAAGCCGATCGACGAGGCTGCGTTTTCCTCGACGATGCAGCGCATGCTCAAGACCGTCAGCGACGCCCAGGAGAAGGCGAAGAAATCGGCCACCAAGACGTCGCGATCTGGCGGCGCCGACAACGAGAAGATCAAGCAAGACACAGAGCGGCAGATTTCACAGCTCAAGGAGTGGGCGCAGGGCGTTGTCGACGCCAAGGACGTGGCGCTCTACAACCTCGAGGGCTGGATTGCAGAGACGACGGACAGCGTCAAGGCCGGCGTGTCCGACATGGCAGCAGCGATCGATCCGTCGCAGATCGGAGAGGCGCTCAACGCGCAGCTGGCAGCCATCGAGGAGCATCGCAAGCAACTTGAGGAGATGAAGCGGGCGCAGACTGTTGCCGACCGGGAGTCGTTCCTGTCGCAGACGTTCGGAAAGCCCGAGGAGTTCAGCCTATACGCCGATGCGTTTTCCATGCTGAGCGGAGCGATCGGGTCCGCGATGGACGCATGGATCACCGGCTCAATGTCTGCCGGCCAGGCGATCAAGAAATTCATTGCCGACGCCCTCAAGGCAAACGCCATCCAGATGGCGACCGAGTCTCTCAAGCACGCAGCCTATGCGATCGGCTTCGGAGCTCTCGGCGATCCGCGAGCGGGTATGCACGTGGCCGCTGCGCTCAAGTTTGCTGCTGCGTCCGCCGCCATGGCAGCAGGCGCCAAAGCGCTCGGCGGATCGGGAGGAGCCGGCAGCGGCGCCTCCGCGGGCGGTGCCAGCGCGTCGTCCGGTGGCGGTGCCGCCGCAGGACAGCGCGACCAGCGCGGCACGACCTCGACGCAGGGCAACAACGAGCGCCCGCGGGAGTCTCGGCCCGTCTACGTGATCGTTGGCGAGCACTTCAGCGAGGAGTCTCCGCGTGCTCGCCGGCAGAAGGCAGACGCCGCGGTGGAGCGCGCCCTGCGCGAGCGTGACGAGTAGTAACACTCTCTATCGACGGACGAATCACCAAGGATCACGCCGATGCCCACCTACGCAGGCCGCGTCGAGGCACTCTGCACCGTACCGAGCGGCACCACGGTCTCTGCCGCCACGGGGGCACTGTCCAGCGCGGTGACGGTCACGCTGCCGTCTGGCCAGTATTATCCGACGGCGGCCGGATCGATCAGCGGCTGGACCACTGAGCTCGCGGCGCAACTCAACGCCAACGTGCGGCAGTACCCCGAGAGCGCTTCGGCGCTGCAGGCCGCGATCGGCTACGGCAACTGGGCGAGCGGCGCCGGCTGGCTCATGCAGGAGGCATCTGGCTCGCTGGCGGCGGCGTTTGGATCGCCGTCGCTGACGGCGGTGTCCAGCCCTACGTATCGCAATGCGGGGCCGGCTGACGGAAAGTACGCGATCGGATTCGATAGCAACGCTGACGCGTTTAGCGCAGGTGACACGTTCGACGTCAACGCGACGTCAGATATGGCGTGGGCGTGGGTTGCCAACTTTGGCACTGACGTGCTGGCTAACTTCTTGTCCAAGGGCATAGCTGGCGTCGGCGAGGGGAGACTCGTCATCTATACGAGTGGTTCTGGTGGAATCGTTTTTGAGGCCTACCGGACCTCGGACGGTGCAAACCTGGCGTCTGCGTCGATCACCGGGGCGTCTGCTCTGTTTGCCAATGTCTGGCATGTCGGTATTGCTACGATTGATCGCGGAACCGGAAAAATGCGGATCGGCATTCGCACCCTTTCCGGAACGTCGTACCTGTCCAGCGAGGCAACGATCGCAGCGTCGGACACGTCGAGCTCTGGCAGCTTCCTGGTTGGCGTGCAGAACGTCGCAACTGCGCCAAACTTCAAAATGGCTGCACTGTACGTCACCACCGGCAGCAGCGTCGCCACCGGACTCTCTGCCAACCTCTCGACGGCGCTGACCAACTTCGCCGCTGCGATCAACTCCTCTTGGTCCGTCTCGCTGTCGTCCAGCACCGGGCGCGTCACGCTGAGCCATTCGTTTTGGCCATGCTACGTCGATTTTTCGTCGACGAACCTGCAGGCGCTGCTCGGCTTTGAGTACGACTTTGACTACCCGCAGACGGCTGCGCAGATGTCGGCGGCGGTGGGGTGGGGGACGTGGTCGGCTGGGTATCTGCTCAATGAGTCCGCGTCTCCGTGCGCGGTCACCTTCGGAGCAACGGCCAACCTGACGGCCACTTCGTCGCCGACGTTCGCTGGTGTCGGGGTTCGCGGAGGAGCGGACAAAGCGGTCGGGTTCGACAGCTCGGCCGATGCGCTAAATGGCGGCGATGTCTATGACGTCAGCGCGACGGAAGATCTGTGCGTTGCGTTCGCCGGATATCTCGGCGGACTGCCGTCCGGTAGCTCTAACTGGTTTTCCAAGGGTGCCACCCCAGGGTACTACGTTTTCAGACGGGCGAACGGGAGCATCTGCTGGGTGATCAATGACGCCGTGTCTGTTGAGACCGGATCTGGGCAGTGCCCAACCAACGAGCCGATCGTGGGCATGTGCGTGGTCGAGCGCGGAACCAACCGCGCACGACTTGGCGTAATCGGTCTGCGCACTGGCACCAGCTACATCACCACGGAACTCAACATCTCCGCACAAGGCACGCTAGCAAGTAGTTCTTCCTTCTGTCTCGGAGCCGGTGTAGTTGCCGCAGTCGACACCGCGATCAGCTTTTCAGCATTCTATATCGGCGTCGGCCCCTCCGCAGCCACCGGCCTATCCGCCAACCTGAGCACCGCTCTGTCCAACTTCGCCACCTACCTAAAGTCGCAGACCGGCACCACGTCGGCGCGTGGCGTATGGCTGCCCGACTGCCCGATCAACCTCGACGGCGATCCGGACCAGGCGCCGTCGGTCACCGACCGGCGCGACACCGAGTCGCCCACGGGTGTCGTGCTGTCGCTCGTTGGCAATCGCAAGTACCGCCACCGCAACGTCCGCTGGCCAGCGGTGCCGCGAGCTGCCACCTGGGAGTCAGCCGTCACCGTCGCCAAGTCGTCGTATGAACAATGGCTGATTGACACGCAGTTTGGGCTCGGGCATTCCTGGTTTCGCCCTGGAGCTCGAGTGCAGGTGTACTGGGACCGCGCAGGGTCGCTCGTCACGCTGGGCAACGCGCAGAACCTTGACGGCTGGTTTGTCAAGGGCATCACCAGCACTGAGCCGACGATGACCAGCCCTCCGTATACTGGCCTGTGGAATATCACCTGGCCAGAGCTGGTCAGCGACGGCTGAGCTACCTAATACGCTCGCATGATTGCCACTTCAACCACCGTGTGTGTCAATGGCGATCACGCTTGTTGGCGACAGCGCCACGATCTCGACGACTGAATACTTCATCGCGTCGGACTCGACCACGGCAACCTACCAGACCACGGATGTTGCGCTCGAGGTCTGGCTGGACCTCAACAACCTGGCGGCCGGTGATTCGTTTCGCGTGCGCGCGTACGAGAAGATCAACGGAGGCACGGCTCGCGCGGTCTATGACACGACGTTCTCTAACGCTCAGTCGCCGCCGGTAAAGCGGATCGAGGTCGGGATCGTCGGCGAGGGCTGGGAGGTGTCGATCCTTCGCACGGCTGGAGCCGACCGCGTGATCGCCTGGTCGATTCGGACGGTTGCATGACTCTGACGATCTCGCTGGTCGAGAGCACGTCGGAGCAGCCGACGCGCACGCAGGACACGATCCTGGACGATCCGCAGATCACGCCGGGCGGGCTCGATCCGGCCAACAACGTCCCGACGCTCGGCAAGATGCGCGGCGGCTCGATGGTCGCCAAGGTGGTCGTGGCGATCGAGGGGTGCAAGCACCTGCTCAGCGATGCCCCTGCCGCCTCGGTGGCTGCTGCATGGGCCGGCACGGACTTCGCCGAGGCAGACGTGCTCGGCGGGGTGTTTGTCGAGCTGAGCAATACGCACTCGATCAGCCCAGACGATCCGTTCGCCAGCGGTGGGCGGTGCGTTATCCGCGTGATGGACGATTCGCCGGATCACGCGGACACGTTTGGCCTATACGTCCACAAGCGGAACGCTGGCGATAAGACGACGCTGAGCCTGACGGCAGACCGCAACGACACGACGCTGACCGTACGCAGGACGGCGGACTTTCCCTCGTCGGGTACGGCGTATGTCGGCACCGAGGCGATCGGCTACACGGGCACGTCTGTCGGTGCGTTTACCGGCGTGACGCGCGGCAAATTCTCGCCGTTTGGCTGCGACTCGAGCGGATCTGGCGGATCGCGGTTTGCGCGTCACCACCGCGTCTCGTACGACGTCAACACCACGCTCTCCAATCCGGTAGTCACCGACGTACCGCGCAACTGGATGGGCAAGGGCGTCGCGGTGTATCTGCACACGTGGGACGAGGCGACGCAGCAACTCAACACGCGAGCTCGCGCTCAGCTGATCTACGTGGGGCGCATCGTAGGAATCGCGGACGACGCTGACACGATGTCGACGGTGATCGACGTCGAGCATATCGCCGAAGATTTCAAGCGTGGTGTCGTCGGTAAAGATTTGCTCGCGGCGGACGTGGCGCCAGGCATCCGCATCGTTGCTGGTCGCAAGTTTCAGTATTCGGACACCGTGTTCTCAAGCCCCGCGGCGGGTGGCAACGCATCAGATCTAAACGTCGTCGCGTCGGGCGCGTCGGGCGCGTACCAAATGAACGAAGGGTTTTATACAGGCGACGAGCTTGCCGGCATTCTGAGCCGGTGGCTTGCGCAGGCCAAAACTGATGCGGCGATCGCTGGCTATATCAGCGTCGGATATGCCGTGTCCGCGGGAAACGTCGGCCTACGCAGCAAGATCTGGTATCGCTTCGAGAGCGCCTCGACCGTGAACGCGTCGTTCGGAATGACGATGCCTGGCGAGGTGGCAGCGTTCTTTGGTTTTTCGGACGGCGAATCATCGCCGATCGGGCAGTCGGTCAACGTATCCAAGCAAGACAAGACCAACAAGAGCGGGATCAAGCAGGGCGACTATGTGCCGTTCCACACCATGGTGTTCAAGCCGCTCGGTCCCGGGCGCACCGGAAACGAGTTTGCCACCACGTCACTGAGCTACGAGCTCGAAAATGTGCGCGGCACGTTTGTCAGCCAGTACGGGTTCCTCCCGGCCAGCATCAAGGCGTCCGCTCCTGCGGGCACGGATTGGGGGATCTTCCTGCTGGACGACAAGGTGCTGATGGTGGCCTCCTATCAGGTGGTTGCCGGTCCCCCATACGAGGTCTCTATCCGCAACGCGTGGATCGCGCCGTTCCAGCTCGCAGCCGACAACAGCACAGACGCACTTGGGTATCTCGGCAGGAGAATTGACGAGCCACCGGCCGCAGTGACATTGCGACAGGTTCTGATCCTTGAGGGCCAGTTCAAGGACATCGTCAACCGGATCGTCTACTCGACCGGCGCTACTGGATACAACCACGGCACCTACGACGTTTTTGGTGCTGGCGTGGGGATTGGCATCCCGGGATCGCTGCTTGGACCAGAGTGGGAGCGGTCGCTGGAAAACCTGCCGTGTGCTGACAGCCCGATCGCCGTCGTGATCGACGAGCCCACCAAGTTTGCTGACCTGTTCCGCGACGATTTTATGCTGCGTCGTGCCTTCGTGCGCTGGCACGATCAGGGGTTTGAGTTCGGCACGTGGCGCACTCCGCTGGTGGCACTCGCAGAGCACGAGCTGACCGAGTCCAACAAGGCAGCGCCGGCTGATGCCAGCGAAAACCATCGGATCGCGTCACAGGAGACCGACCAGTGGCACTATCCCACGGTCAAGATCGATTACTCGAGAGACTTCGGCGGGTCGAGAAGTGCCACATACCTCAAAAGCATACAGATCGAGGACCAGGCTGGGACCGACGGATCCGGAAATACCGGCCGCACCCTAAACCTCAAGATGCGAAACACCTTCGCGCAGTACGCGCAGGCAGGCGCCGCCGTCGAGGAACTGATCAAAGAGTACATGGCTGGATTGCCCATGTTTAGCCGCCCGAGCCGGATGATCTCTCGCTCGATTGACATGCGGTATTTCGAGACGGTTGCGGTAGGCGACATCTGCACGATCACCGATTTATTTGCTCGCGATCCACTCACGGGCGTCCGCGGAATCACATCACGCGCCGGAATCGTCACCCGGATCTCGTACGACCTGGGCGGGCCGCGCCCTGACGGTGGCGTGCGCCCGATGTACGGAGAGATTGAACTGTTTTTTCTCGATACCCAGCGTGGCGGGGTTTACGCGCCAGCCGCCGAGGTTCACGACCTGATCAACTACGGTGGATATGCTGCCGGATACAACGCGACAACAAAGCAGCTATGGCTGAAGCGGACGGCGTACGCGTTTGGCGCTGTGATCAACACGATCAGAGGTCCGATTACGTACACCACTGAGCGCGACGCGCGATCGTTTGTCGTTGGCGACAAGATCACGATCGTCGAGCGCGATCCTGCCAACACCGCCAGCCCGACGACCTGGAATGACACGATCGCCGCTATCGACGGCGACGTGCTCACCCTGACCACGGGACTCGCTGGATGGAGCGCCACCAAGCTGTATCGCGTCATTCCCCAGGCTTACGGCAGTGTCACCGCGCGCCAGCAAGACTATGTATATCAGGCTGACTACCTGGACGAGATGATCGTGGACACCGAGATCGCCGACCAGTACAGCTCGGCCGTCGAGACGGTGGCGTTTACGCCGACTGCCAGCACTGAAAAGGCCGAGCTCGTTGCGGATCTGACGTGGGGCGACGGCAAGGCGCTGGACGTCGGCACGGACGCCGCGCTGGCAAGGTCGATCAACGCGTTCATTGACTACAAGAGCGCGCACCAGGCGCCGTTTTTGTGGGAAAACGTGCTTGGTCCGGTCGACGAGACAAGCACCGAGTGGGCGTGCTTTTTCTTTGGGCCTGTGTACTGCGGAACCGAGCACCTGTCATCGACCGTCACACGCGTGCTGCGAGTCGCCCCATGGTTCCGATCGCGCACCGGAAGCACCGGCAAGATCCGCGTCACGATCTGCAGCGTGGTTCCCACTCAGCCACCCGGCGGAAACCGCTACCTACCCGGCGAGCAGTTCCGCGATGCCATGTTTTCCGATCGATTCAGCCAGTCAACAGAATGGTCCACGACAAGCACGACGTGGCAGACCGGAGCGGCTGTTGATCTCAATCTCAATTGCAAAGATCTGCAATGGGGCTACGTGTGGCTCATTGTCCAGGGGACCGGTTATGTCCAGTGCCGTGGTCTGGCGCAGCTCACTGAGGGGGCGCGGAGGGTCGGAGCATGACGAGGCCCAAGATCTGGGGCGGGTCGCTGGGGCCGACTGACGTCAGCCCGGCGCAGGTTCCAACGGTGCCGGCTACCAAGTCGGCGACGGCACCGATCCCGTATCGGAAATTTTGCAACAACGGCGCGTCACCGTCGGCGCAGTTCATCAACCTGCTGAACGAGTCCACAAACGCCGCGGCACTCTATCGCGGCAAGCAGGTCTTTGCAGCGACCGGCGTGCTTGGCTCCGCTGCCGGAATATCCGCGAGCTCGGCAAGCGGTACGCGCTTGCGCTGGCGCGGAGCCTTCCATCTTGGTCCGTATGCCAGCGCGTTGCTATGCCGCGTGTTCGTGCACCCGCAGGACGGTCTCACGCTGACGGCGCCGTCTGCCGTCGAAGTCAAGATCTACAGCAACGCCACGGAGTCGTCACTATCCGCAAGCGGAAGATATTACTACGGGCAATCGCCGACGGGTACCGCGGCGACATCTGGCTGGGAGTATTGCCGCACGGGAGATATCTACCTGGGCGGACTATCCCCGGACACTGCGTATTACGTGACGGTTGCCGACGTTGACTACTGCCGCACGCAGTCGATCAGCATTGCTGAGATGCTGTCAATGACAGACAACTTTGGCGGCTACCTTCCGCAGAACATCACGTCCGAGTCGTCGGTGTTTGCAAAGTACCGTAACAACGTTGCGCTCATACAAAAAAACCTATGGCGCCGCGGTGGCGCGCAGGTGCTCAGCTGGTCGGTGGAGATTCAATCGACACCACGATCGATTGCGTCGGCAACGCCGACCAACCTGATCGACAACTCGACAACCACCGTCAGCGCCAGCTCGCCCGGCTTCACGATCGACATGAGCAACAAGGACCGACTCTCGCAGACCACCGGCGTGCCAGTCACAATCAAGGTCTTCTGCTCTACAACATCAGTCGGCGGATCTGGTCGGATTTATTTGAAAGATTCAGCCGGTACCGCAATAGCAACGATCAACGGGTCGATTCCAGTAACTACACCAAGCTGGATTTCAACAACTGCGACGCTGCCGGCAAGCGTGGACAAGTACGATATCCAGTACGACAACAACAGCTCTGGCACTCTGCGAGTGCACGCCGTCTCGATCTACGAGTACGAGGCCTAACGCTCTCTCGCTCTGACTCAGGAGCGGCACCGTAGACTGGTGAGGGCCGCTGTATTCGCCATCGCGCTGGCCGCGTGCTCTCCGGTGCAGCGGTACGCGTTCCGGCGCTGCCCACCTGCCGTCGTGTTGTTTGCCGATTTCGCGGCCAGCGCTGCGCTGCTCGGCCTGGGCGTGCTCACGTACAGCACCGAGCACTATGGGCGAGCCGGCGGCTACACCGTGGCCGGCATGGGGCTGGTTGTGGCGTCTGGCTACTCGGAGTGCCGCCGATGAGCCGGCTATGGCTGCTCGTCCTGCTCGGGTGCTCGGACTCGATCACCGCCGCGGTGACTGGTGAGACGCCGCTCGAGTACGTCGAGCGTGAGTGCCGAGAGCGTGGCTGGACGTGCGTGCGCGTCTATGCGTTCGACGAGCCGGCCGACAACCCGCTGGGGCGCGTCGAGTTGTGCGTGCGTGACGAAGATTTGCCGGCAGCGTCCGAGATTCACGGCGCGTACGAGCTGAGCCCTGACGAGCGGTTCAGGCAGGCCGCGTTGCTCGGGCTACCGCCGATCTGTATCTGGTGCGCCGGCTACGGCTGCAACGCCTACAGCGGGTGCTTCGCCTGCCCGGAGCCTCTGCCGTGAGGACGCCGAGCCGTGGCACGCCAGTGCCCGAGTACATCTCTCCCGATCGGACAAATCGGATCGCTCGTCTCGAGCAGCAGCACGACGCCCTGGCCGGCGTCGTCGCGGACCTGCGCGTGGCCATGGGCGAGGTCTCAGGCAAGCTCGACGCGGTCCTGGCGCACGTCGTGGCGTCTCATGCCGAGCACGCCAAGACGGAGCGAGCCAGGCTAGGGCACCGAGCAAAGGTGATCGTCGGCGTCGTGGGGGCGCTGTGCGCGGCAGCGGCCACGCTCGCCACGGCGCTCGTGAGCGGGTGCGTATGAGCGACGAGCACAAGCCGGTCAGCGCGTGGGACGTCTCGGACGATAACCCCGACGTGATCAGCCGGCACCTGCGGATCGTTCAGTCCGAGTTGCGCGACGGGTTTGAGTCGATCCGCATCGGACTGGACAGGATCAACGATCGGCTCGATCACCTCGTCGACGACGTCGCCGAGATCCGACGCGAGCTCAACGATCACGAGCGGCGGATCCGCGCGCTCGAGACTGCGCACCGCAAGCGAAAGGCAACGTGATATGTGGACCACCGTCAAAGATCTGCTCAAGTCAAAGAAGGCTCTCGTGGCAATCGTCGCTGCCGTCGTGTGGGTTGCCGGCCGCGTGGGTCTGCACATTGACCAGAGCGAGCTGCTGGGAGCCGTCGCGCCCCTGTGGACGTACGTGCTGGGCCAGGGTATCGCGGACGTCGGCAAGGCCAAGCTGCCACCAGGCTGACCGTGGCGATCCGGTTTCAGCGGCTGTACGCCCCCGAGTCGTCGCTAGACGGCAGGCAATACACCGTGGTGACCGAGTCGCGACGCCCGGCGCTCTGCTGTCCGTGGTGCCTGTGCGTGTTCCCGCTGCCGGCAGGCGTGGCGCTCGATCACGCTGGGAGATCGAGTCATGCGGTCAAGTGCCCGCAGGCGATCTGCGCGTTCTGGGACTGGGTCGAGCTCGAGTCCGTCTGGGAGGATCCATGAGCGAATACGCGCGGGCATTCGTGAAGGGCGCGCTGCTGTCTGCGCTCTACCTGATCGCGGTGTGCGGGTTCGTTGCCTGGCTGTCGGGGGAATTGTGACCGCCCTGGCGATCGTCCTGGCGGGTCTGGCGGCCAGCGAGCTTGCGGCGCTGCTGGTGGCGCTGTCGTGGTACCGCGACGCCGATCGCGAGCGCGATGCGCTGCGTGCCGAGCGTGACGCTCTGAGCGTAACCCGCACGACGCTCGCCGATTCGTTGGACCGTGAAAAAAACCTGCGCGCCATCGCGGAGGCGCAGCGCACCGAGGCGCAGCGACGCGCGCGGGCGTACCTGACCGAAAACCTGCGAGGGGCAACGAATGACGAGATCGCGAGCGCCGTGGCTGACCTGTTTGCTGCTCCTCTCAGCGTGCTGCCGGCGACCGCCGCCACTCCCACCGGCGCCGACGCCGACCGTGATTCCCTCCTCTCGCCCTGGGTGCAACCTGCCGGCGCTGCCGGCGCCGATCCGTCCAGTGGTGGGCTGGGCAACCCCTGACCAAGTGATGATGAGCAAGACAGACGCCGTGGCGATCGTCGATTACGTGCAGGGGCTGCGAGATTGGATCGAGGTCGCCGCTGGCTGCCTGACGGAGTTGTCGCTGTGAGCACCCTCGGCCCCCGTCAAGTCGCCTGGGTCGAGTCTTCGCCGAGTCGTGTGCTCATGACCGGCACCGGCCCGCTGCCCGTGTACGAGGGCGAGGTGGTCGTGGTCGTGGTCGCGCGCACGGTCGACGAAGCGCGCCGGCTGTTGTCTGGCGACGCCGCGGAGCCGGTCCGGTGAATCGTCGGCCGGGCTGGCTGCGTGCGCTGTACGAGTCTGGCGAGCTCGCGCGCCAGGCTGCGGCGGCGTCGTCCTGGCCAGATCTGGCGCGGCGGCTCGGATGCACGTACAACGCGCTACGAAAGGCTCGAGACACCGAGCGCCGCGCCGGGCTCGACCTGCTCGAGCTCGTCCAGGTCGGGCAGGCGCCCACCGAGCCAGTGCCGGCGCGTTGGCCGAGCGTTGAAGCGTTTGATCGCGGTGAGCTGCGCGACGAGCCGCGGGTGTGGTTGCCGTCTGACTTTCGCAATCCAGCGCGGATTCCGCACGCCCTATCAGCAACGCGCAAACTCACGCGCGACGAGTGCCCAGACGGAACGACGATCTTGTGGGTTTCAGACGTCCACATTCCAATTCACAACGATCCAGCACTGCGTCTGATGGTCGAGTGCGCAGAGCGGATCGGCGTCTCTCTCGTTGTGGCCGGCGGCGATATCTACGACATGAACTGCTTGAGCCGCCACCCAAAGGAATCACACCGAGTTGTCGAGCACAGCACGATCCTCGAGGAGATTCAGCCTGGGAGGTGGCTTGTTGACTGGTTTGCCAAGAGAAACGCAAAGCTGATCCTTGGCAACCACGAGGACAGGCTGAAGCGATTTATCGACGACAACCCGGCGTTCCATGGCTCGGTGCTCGGAAACTTTGCGCGTGTCGTGGACTTGCCAGCCGGGATCGAGGTCATCCCGCAGGGTGGAGAGATTCGGATCGGCAGTCTGTCCATGCGGCACCTTGATGCCGAGTTCAAGGGCGGATCTGGCGGACAACACCCAGCCGCCAAGCTGCTGTCCATGCTGCCAGCGCAATCGACGATCGGTGGGCACCTGCACCGCAAGGCGATGGCGTGCCGGACGACACGCGACGAGGACGGCATACCGCGCACTCATGCGGCCTGGATCATGGGCCACATGTCCGACGAGTCACACCACTATAGCTACGTAACCACGTCGCCAAACTGGCAAACCGGGTTTGGCGTCGTGCGCGTGTGGTGGGACGGAGAGCGCCCGCGGTTCAGCGTGTACCAGGTCGAGGTCATGTTTGATCGTTTTGGCCGCCCTTATTTTGAGTTCGATGGGCGCCTCTATCACCAGGCTCGGCAGGTAGCAGCATGACTCGAATCCGCGCCCGCCGTGGTGAGCTCGTGCACGTCACGCTCGACCTAAGACGCTCGCTGTGCGGCCGGCGCTGCGACGGTTGGCGCGTGGAGCCTGACGCCGACATCACTTGCGATACGTGCCTGGTTGTCGCTCGCGACTGCGACGAGGAAACGGGATTCAATTGACCCGCAGAAAGCAAAAAGTGGTCGCCAGCTTCGACACGCTCGAGGAGGCAATCCGCGCGCTCGTCGCTGAGCTAGAGCCAGGCGCCGAGCTGTGGATCCATCACGAAGATTGTCTGATCGAGCAGGGGCTTTCCGAGGACGCCTGCACCTGTATCCCGCGACGGCTCAGCCGCGGAGTCGCACGAGCGTGACCATGGCCGGCCACAAGCACGACGACGGCTGCGCGTATTCAGACGCGTGCCGCGAGCTCGCCGACGCGCTCGGCTGGGACGCCGGCACCGTCCGCCACTGGTGGCGCGAGCTCTCGCTCATGCGGCGATACGAGCAGCGCTGGCCCGTCGCACTCGCCGAGTGGGCAGCCTGGCGCGACGTCGTGGTGCTATTCGACAAGCGCGGCACAGAGGCCGACTGATATGGCGCTCTCGCTGTTCGAGGCGGTGTTCGCGCATATCGACGTGTGCCGGCGCTGCGACCCCAGCGGCAACCCGCTCTGCCCTGCTGGTCAGCAGCTGCTGCAGGCTGCCGCCGACCTTGCCGCCGAAATCTACGCGCCGACGAAAACACCGCGAAAAAAGGGAGACGCTTGAGCTCGATCGCACGAAAGGCACTCGCCCAGCTCGCACGAAAAATCCACAGCGATCCGACGTGCGCGACCGTCGACGACGCGAAAAAGCTAGCGCGCGGGCTGCTGCTATTGCTCGAGGGGAGGTTGCCAGGTGATTAGCTGGTTGCTCTCGCTGCTGCCTAAGCTGCCGCCGATCGCTGATCTGCCCCCGATCGCCGTGACGGAGTCGGGCTGGCTCGAGGGGGATGGCGTCCGCCATATCCCGTCGCACCCATCGTGGTACTATCCGCGACTAGCCACGCCTGGCGGTACGCCGCTCGCAATCGTCGCACATGTTTCGGCGACGGCGCCGGGTACTGCGACGACTATGGCCAGGCGACGCAGCGTGCCGCGTCGCCCAGACGATCGACCGGCCAGCTGGCATATCAGCGTAGAGGCTGACGGCTCGATCGTGCAGCAGGCCTCGTGCGAGGTGGGCTGCTGGCACGCGGTCGGTCAGATCCGCGGAGTCGGGCCGGCGAATCGCGTGAGCGTCGGCGTCGAGCTGATCGGATTCGAGCGCGGGCCGTGGCCGCTCGCCCAGGTCGACGGAGCTCGGCGCGTGTGGCGGGCGATCGTGCAGTCCTACGGGGTCCGGCGCGAGCACGCCATGGTGGCGCACGCGGTGATCGATCCGGCGCGGCGCACGGACCCAGGCCGCGCGTGGATGGACGGATGCGCTGAGTCAGTGCTCGCCTACGCCTATGCCCGCTGACGGCGGACGCCGGCGCCGCGGCGCGTGCGGGCACGAGCAGGAGTGCGTGGTCGGCCAGTATTGGGCGTGCGACCGGGCGCCCGCGTGCGACGGCCGGGCGCCTGGCTACGACTGCCCGCGCTGTGGCGCGCGAATGCAGCCGTTTCGCGCGGAAGGCATACCTGACGAAACGTGGCACTGCTGGTCGTGTGGCCGCGTGCGCTGGTCGCCTGAGTGGGATGACTAGCGGGCGCCTAGCTCTTAGACCGTGCCGCATCAATGGCGGCATCGCGGATCCAGTCGGACACGGGCAGCACGCCCGCAGCGGTCGTTAGTAGCTCGTGCTCGGCCTCGGTTAGACGGATGGTCACGCGGCGGTCGGCGAGGGCGGCAGAGCGCCGGGGGCGGCCGGGTTTTCGATGTTGCGTCACAGGGATTGAGCGTCCCGCACAAGTTGCCTGATCTCGTTCAGTCGATCCGACATTGAATATGCGTCGTTGTTTGCCATCGCGCCGATGCTCTCGATTTTTCGCGCTAGAAGCTGCGCCTTTCGCTGGGCTATCCTGATCTGCTCAACCATGCCGTGAGAGTCGAGCCCGCCGGGGGGTAAACCCGAGGGATTCCGAAATACGAGCTAGGCACGCATCCAGCTTGATTACGAGCTGCGCCAGTGGTTACGCGTCTTTCATTTTTTTAATCCTCCCAAATTCAGCATGGAGCCTAAGCGCAAACCCGATCCACGCGCCCGACGCATCGTGCCTTGCAATCTCCTTTGCCCATTTGACGATCTCGGATACTGCCTGGTCGTATCCCTTTTCAAATTCAGCCTGAACGCGATCCTCGTCCCATCTACCGCTCATCGCGCGCCCGCCATCGCGAGGACATCGAGGAAGGTGCGAACCTTGGCCGTGCCGTTCTCGTCAACCGAGAACAGCGTCTGCCCGTTCGCGAACGAACCATCGGCGCCCGGTCCCCAGGTTGCGTCGATCACGCGGGCCCCCTTCTTCGCGAGCGCGCGGATCGTCTTGGCGTTGAAGTAGCGGCGTGCCAGTTCGTTGTTCGTCTTCGTCATGCCCTCAATCTACCTATTTCGTCCGACGAAATCAAGCCCAATCACGTCGATTTCGTCGATTTCTCGTAACCTAGCGTGACTGCTGGCTATATTCGGCTGACGAATTAGCGCACGGTTACGGCACACCGCCGCCGGATCCACTCTGACAGGTTGCAGCCGTCCGCGACCGCTGCCGCTCGCCAGGCCGCGAGCTCGGAGGGGCTGGCTTTGATCGCGACTGCGATCGTCTTGGCGTGCGGGTCGAGGGGTGGGCGGCCACGGCGGCGGGCGGTCATTCGACCCTCCACGTCCGACGGCGGCGGCGCCACTCGCGGCGCACCAGCTCGAGCAGCCCGTCGCTCGTCGATTCCAGGGTGCGGCCCGTCGAGTACAGCCCCTCGCACACCTGTCCGTCGCCCTCGCGCACGTACCCGCACCGACTGAGCGGCGCGCGAAATTCGCGGCGCACGCGCTCGCCGGTAATCTCGTCGGCGTACTCAATCGCGACGCCGACCTCAGTGGACCAGATCCGCGCGCGGGTCACGACGCCACCTCGTCGCGCTTGACGACCTCGCACCACTCGCCGTCGTGCTGGATCATCAGAGCCGCGCATTCCGGCGACACCCAGATCCGCTGCGAGCCGTTGGCGGGGTAGCTGCCGCGATTGCCGGCGGCGTCGTGCGAGCTGCGGTGCTCGTCGGGCATGAACTCGACGCGGACGCGGCGGCCTGCCGGCGCGGTGCCAGAGCAGCGCTCGCCGCTCCACTCGCCACACTGGCACGGTGCCGCCTCCTCGCGGAGCGCGCGGATCTGAGCGTTGGTGATCTGGGTGCTGGTGTTGTTCGTCGCCATAGACATACCGTAATACCTCTCGGTCCCGAGCGCCAGAGATTTTTCGCAATACCTGACGAAAATCGTACAACCCCGCGAAAGCTGGGGTGTTTCCCACGCCTAAATTCTGCAACACCGCGAGATCGCCGGGGGATTAGCGGGACCGATGATGCGCGTCGTGGCACCTACGGCATAGCCAGCGTACATCTAGCGGCTTGCTGTAGTCGTCGTGGTGCGCGTGCCCCGTCGAATCTCCGCACGCCTCGCACGCCTGGCGCACGAGCCGACCCGAGCGAACCGCGGCGCCGACGGCCCGCCGAGCGGCTTCCCTCTCGGGCCAGCGTGCCTTCTGTCGATTGCGGTACCGCATGTTATCGCGCGACACACCGCCGAGCCATCGCGGGTTGTTCTCGCCTCGCATCAGTCCCGTTGCGCGCACGTGGGCGGCGGCGCAGCTCGAGTCACAGAACCGGCGCAGGGACGCCCGGTCGGCCTCGCTCCACATGCCGCAGTGCTCGCACATTGACCAGATGCGAGCATGGCCACGGCGCCGACGCGGCGGCTCCCACGTCGGACGCTCTGCAAATTTTGGCAGATCTTTGGCAGCGGCTCCAACCTCACCGCTCCCAACCCCGGAATATCCGCCCTTATCCGCCTCGTGCTCGTTTTCTGATTCCTCTCGTGACATTGCGCGCAAACCTCCTGTGTGTTCGCACGCTTGCGCCACTGTAGAGGCAGCACTCGCGTAGAGCGAAATTCTATCAGGCTACAGACCGCAGTCAACCGGAATTGCTAGCCTTATCGTCGCCTGCAGGAAGGGCTTTGGCTCCCGTTTGGCAGGCCAGCGGTGTGTCGAGCAGGCTCGCGGCGTCGTGCCCGTGGTCGGGGTACAGGTGCGCGTATTTCTCCGTCTCCTTGACGCTGGCGTGTCCGAGCCACGCCTGCACGAGGCGGATGGGAATCCCGCGCATGACGAGGTGGCTCGCGTACGTGTGCCGCAGCGTGTGCCAGCCGACGTCAGCGAGCTTGGCAGCACGCGCGGCGCGGTTGAGGGCGTGCCAGCAGCCTTTTTCGCTACGAGCTCGCGAGCGCGTCTCTGTGCCCCGCTTGAGCAGCGCCGGCCAGACCCAGTCATCGGCGCGGGCCTTGGCCGGTCGCATGGCGGCGAGCGCGGCGGCAGATTCGACCGTGAGCGGCACCGTACGATCGCGGTTACCCTTGGGGGGCGTGGCGTCCAAGGCGCGGCGCCCCGGATCTGTCCGGCGCACGTGGAGCGTTCGCCGCTCGAGGTCGACGTCACCCCATTGCAGCCCGCGCAGCTCGCCGATACGCAGCCCGGTGCGGAGCCCCACGAGCATCATCGATCGCCAGCGTGGCTCGGCGGCGTCGAGTAGTCGCGTCATCTCCTCGTCCGCGAGCCAGCGAGGCGCCTCCTTGCCGAGTCGCAGGAACTCGATACGCGGCACGCGCGGGATAATCTCCCACTCGACCGCAAGCGAGAGCAGCCGGCGAATGGTGCCGAGTCGCGTGTTTATCGTCTTGGGCGCGTTGCCGGCCGCAGCCCAGGCGGTCGCTAGTCCGTCGATGTGCTGGCGCGCTATCTGGTCCACTCGCAGCTTGCCGAGGGCGGGCACGAGTAGCGTGTTGATCGTGGCGCGCTGCTGGATGTGCGTGAGCGGCTTGGTTCGGCTGGCTTGGTGGTCGAGAAACTGCGCGGCGAATTCGCGCACGGTCGGCATCGTGCCGGTACGAGTACGCGCGATGAGTCGCTCGAGGTGCTGCCGCTCGAGACGATCGGCAGCGTTTTTCGTATTGTGGCCCTTGGGTGTGCTGCCGCTGTAGCGCGCACCCTGGTACGCAAACCGATAGCGCCAACGCCCTGCCTTGTCCTTGTACGCCGGAATCTATGCAGCTTTGCCAGAGCCCTGCTCGATCCGCAACACCTCAACAAGCGGCACCCTGTAAGCCCGCTCGCCGACTCGGAAAGCGTAGAGGGTGCCGGCGTTGATCCGGGCGAGGATTGACTTGCGATCGCACTTCCATCGAGAACAAAGCTCGGTAATTGTCAGAACCGCCGCGGCGCTCATAATTCGCCCCCTGTCACGTGAATCACACCCCGACACACCACGACCCGCTCGCCGCGCACGAGCCCAGCGCATGCGAGCGGCACCCACAACTCGACGCGCCCCGAGCCGTCCTCCCTGCTCCACGCGCACGCCGCACGCGGGCTCGGCCAGGTCGGCGCGCTCGCCCACCAGTCGCGCGGGCAGCGCACGAACGACGGCGAGCCAAGGAGGGCGGCGGCGATGGTGATGGCGAGCTGGAGGAGGATCATGGCTTGCCGTCCCCGCGAAACTGAACCGCCGGTGTAGGTTTGCTCACGAGTGACACCCGATCAGCACCGTGCGTCCACACGGCAGCTCGTGGCGCTCGACGCGGCAACATCCAAACGGCCCGCCCTCGTGCGCCCACCACGGATCGTCGGCGCCGGGCGAGAGCACAAGGATCCAATCCTCGTCGCCGCCGTTCTGCGACAAGGCGCGCAGCACAGGCGGTGCGTCGTGAAACGGCCAGACAAGCCACGGAGACGGCCGACACGGCATCGCGTCGATCATCGACGCGCAGACGGCAGACGCGGCGGCGCGCTCCCCGGCGCGGGCGGCGGCGTACTCGGCGCACCGACAGGGGTCGGCGTAGCAGTCGCGGCACTCGTCGCTCACGGCTCGCCCCTCCTTGCATGCTTATCCGGTTGTCTCCCAATCACGGCCACACGACCTCCCGGAAGCGTTTGGAGATCGGGCCTGCCTTGAACGCTCCGTGCGAGCGAAAAGGGAGCCAGTCCGCGCCCTCGCCCTCGCACACGATCACCTGCCCGCGCCGCGACTGGCACCACGTTGCCAGGGCCGCGTACTGCTCTGGTGAGAGGGTGTGGACGTAATGGTGGCCCTGAGTCTGATACGGCGGGTCGATGAACCAAGTGGCCTCAACGTTCGGGGCAGCGGTGTAATCGCCCTCGATCACCTGCCAGTGCTTGATCTTGCAGACTTGCTGCGCGACACGTTCGCGCATCGCCTCGGACCAGCCGTAGAACTGACGACCCTGTGCGCGCAGGCGCAAGCACCCAGCGGACAGCGCGCGCCTCGGCGACGCGACTGCGGCGTTCATCGAGAAACCGATGAGATCGCGAGCTCCGGTCGGAACCCAGTCGGGCAGCAAGCTCACATCGTCGGTGAGCGGGATCGCGCGAACTTCATCAGAGGTCGCGCCGATCAACCAACGCCAGATGCCCGCGACGACCGGGTAGCAGTCGACGAGCACAACATCGCGCTCGGGATAGTGCAGCGCGTAACCGGCCGCGCCAGCGAACGGCTCAACGATTACGTCATGAACCGGCGCGGCATATGACAGAGCGGCCCGCCACTTGCCGCCGTAGTAACGCCAGAATGGCTTGAGCGCGCTATAGCTCACTTACACGCTCCTTGGGTGGTAACCGGATAAGCATGCCTCCTTGCCAGCTCGGCCCGCAGCCGGTCGAGCTCGCGGCGGGCCTCAGACAGCTGTCCCTCAAAGTTAGAGTTGGCGTAGCTGTCGCGGTCGCGCCGCAGCCGCTCGACCTCGGCTTTGACGGCGTCACGCATCGCATCAAAGCAGTGTTCGCAATACGCACTCAGTTCTCGGTCACAGCGGATGCAGAAGTCACTGGAACTCAATTGATCGCCTCCCCGATCCGCCGGACCAAATCGATCAAACCATCCGTATCCGACGGACTAACGGTAATTGCCTCGATGGTCGAAAGCTCCCGGTGCGCCTCGCGAAGCAGGCTTTCGAGCCAGCACGCCCTAGTGCAAAAGTTTTTACCCTCGCCGCAGGCGATGAAGGTGCCGGGGATAACTTGCAAACAAGTTCCATGCTTGGCGTGGTCAGCTAGCGCCTTGACGGCGGCGATCAGCCCGTTGGGCGTCGGGCCAAGGATTAGTTGCAGGGCGGTCAAGCCGGTGCCTTGTCCCTCAACCTCGGCGCGCAGGCGCTCGACCTCGGCGCGGAGCTCGTCGCGCTCCTGCTCCAGCATCGTCACCACGCCCATGTGCCGCAGGACGTATGCGTCCGGGCGGCAGAACGTCTCGACGGCGCGCGTCAGCTTGCGCATCTTCGATCCGCTTGCCCCGCAGTGCCGATGCGAGCAGCGGGCGCGGAACCAGCCGCCGCGCTGCACGACGGAGATGGGCGAGCCGCAGTGCGGGCAGATGCCCGAGGGTGCCTTGCCATCGGCTCGCCAGACGCGGAGCGCCTCGGCCTCGCGGCGGGCGGTTAGGTCGTCGCTCACATGGCCTCCATCGCCGCCGCCAGGTCGAGCAGATGCTGCTCCGCGAGCGCCGAGTCGGCGTAGGCGTAGGCGGCGTAGCCGGCGGCGGCGGCGGCGGCGGCGGTGGCGGCGGCGGCGTAGGCGACGGCGGCGGCGGCGTCGGCGGCGGCGTCGGCGGCGGCGTAGGCGGCGGCATAGGCGGCGGCGCCGGCGTAGGCGAAGTAGCGGGCGTAGGCGTAGGAGGCGTAGGCGGCGCAGGCGGCGTCGCGCACCTCGTCGGTCGTCGCGCAGCCCTCGGCCCACGCGACCGCCATCGAGATCGCGCAGCGTGCCGCGTCCTCGTCGGTCGCCAGGTTCGCTACGTCCTGCGCGCACCCAGCGGCCCACGACACGAGCGCGCGGCGTCCTGCGTCGGTGCGCGCGGCCAGGCCGGTCAGCGCCCAGCGGCGATCACCGATGCTAGCGTCCGCGAGCTTCGCGATCTGGGTCGGCGTCTTGCCGCGCCCGACGACGCGACGGATACGCTCCTCGGTCCACGCGGCGCATGGTTGTAGGGCGATAATTTCGGCGGCGGTCACGAGCACGGCTACCTCCTCCACGACTGATGCACGGTCTGCCACCTCCCGCCGCGCCTGGCCTGGATTCTCCAGGGCCTAGTCTGGTCGCTGCCGTTGACCCAGGCCCGAGCGTCGGCCAGGCGAGAAAACAAGTGCTCGACGAGCTCGCCGCCACGGTAGGCGCTGGCTCGGTAGGGCGTCATGCGCGCACCTCCCGCACGAGCAGGTCACACCTGTCCGGCCACGGCTCGGGCGCCCACGGGCAGCGCACCGCCTCGAGCTTCGTCGCGTGGCTGTGGCCGCAGTTGCCTGGCGAGCTGCCGCGCTCGTCGACGGCGATCACGCGCCAGACCAGGCGGGCGCGGCGGTATGGGGTGGGGAGGGTCATGGGCTGCCCGCCTTCAACACCCGCTCAACCGCTTCGATCCGCGTCGTCTCCTTGCGCTCGGACCCGCCAGCCGCGCGCACCGCCTCGAGCACGTCGCGCTCGGCCTTGGCCACGGACTCGACGTTGGCCAGCTGCAACGCCTCCTTGAGCCGCTTCTTCGTCGCGCTGCGGATCACTGCCGCGTCGGCGATGTCGCGCCCGTGCTTCTCGGCAACGACGCGCCACATCACGTCACCGTCGAGCGTCTCGTTACCCTGCGCCGTCACCTGGGACAGCACCCGGCCGTCGTTCAGTGGGATCGGGCGCTCGGCCGCGCGAGCGTAGATCGCCCCGTCCAGCCGCTTGAGCAGCTGGCGCACCCGTGCCGCAAAATCGTACGCGTCCGCCGCCGTGCGGTCGTCGGCTAGATCCCACGACAGCGGCGGCTCGTTGCGCGCCATCAGCGCGAGTGCCTGCTTTGCAGGGCACGCCGCAAGCGCCGGGCAGTACGTGCACCACGACCCCTCGTTGACGCGCACCGGCATCCCGGCCCGGCGCATCTCGCGGACGCGAACGACCTCGGACAGTGCGTCGCGCGCGGTTGCGGCAAACGCGTCGAGCTCGAGCGCCTCGAGGCGGGCAACGTCCATCGCGCCGACTTCGGGCCGGATCGCGACGGTCACCGCCGGCACGCGCCAGGCGCGAGACACCGCGAGCGCCAAGATCGACACCTGCGGGTTGCGCGCCGCGGGCGTCTGAGCGTTGAAGCCCTTGTAATCAAGCACGACGGCGTCCCCGTCGGCGCGGCCGATCAGGTCTGCCGTGCCGAAGACGACGAACGGGCCGCGATCGTCGTACGCTCGATCGTTGCCCTGCCCGTGGATCCCGCCGGTGTCGCTGGCCAGGTCGTACCAGACCTTGATCTCTGCCGACCACGTGTACCCCGGCCAGCGGCTCGTCACGTCGTCGGGGACGTCCCGCTCATACCTGGCGTGGCGCTCGCGCCCGGCGTCGGGATTCGAGCCGTCGACGCTCACCGCGCCATGCTCCAGCGCAAACGACGCAGGGCACATCATAGCGAGTTCGAGCTTGCTGGCCGTTGGCGTCACGCCGCTGACCCCGCGGTGAGCGCGTCCATGCGGGACTGGTACCGAGCGCGAGCCTGAGGCTTCAGATCCGCCGGCAGCTTGGTCAGCATCGGCGCGAGCGACTTCAGCTCGTCAACGGTCGTCGCCGCGTCGATCGCGTCCAGCGGCCCCGTCTCGCTCACGATCTCTGCGTCGACGGCGTCCGCATGGGCCAGCGGGCGCGCCGGCACGATGTCCTCCTCGGGCACGTACACGCCGGCCAGGACGTCGGGGTACACCGAGCGGGCGAGCTCGGCGCGAGCGCGAGCGGACAGCATCTGGCGCGGATACAGTCGCCAGTTGTCCTTGCTCGCGATCCCGGCGCGCTTGGCGTCGTCCAGCGTCCACGTGCACCGCTGCGGGTGCGGCGAGCCGCGCCGCTTCGTCTCGAAGGTCACCGAGGCGGCAGACGACTCGAGCTGCACGAAATACTCGGCCAGGCCGCTCGAGAGCACGAGCCCCACCATGGTGTCCGCCGACATGATCGGTTTGCCCTGGACGATGTGCACGCCGCGAATGCTGGCCATGGGCGCCAGGCCGAGCTCGGCGCCCGCAAGCACCTGAGCGACGACGTCGGGGATCTTGCCCTTGAGCGCGTCCGGCAGGTTGGTCGCCTTGCTGAGAATCTCGGCGAGCGACTGGACTTCGCTGATGTCCTTGGGAATGACTGCGAGTGCTTTGGTGTCCATGGTGGGCCTCAGAACGGCACGTGATCGTCGTCGGTAGAGCTAGCGTTGTCCGCGGCCAGCGCGTCGCGCAGCATCTGATCAGCGTCGGCTGCAGCCGTCGTCGTCAACGGCTTCAGCGCCTTGGGGCCGCGGCCGATCGAGTTGGCCTTGTCCCAGATGCGGCCGGACTTCGTCGGGATGTGCTTGATCTCGACCGTGCTCTTTCCGCCCGTCGTTGCGATCCACTTGATGCAGTCGTCGGCCAGCGTGGCGAACTTCTGCCCCTGCCAGCCGACCGCCTTGCACGAGCGAGCGACGTAGAGCGACGAGCGCGCGTTGATGACGTCCTCGTAGGACACGACGCGGCCTGCGCTCGGCCCTTCGTCAATGCGGACGGTGATGCGCGCGGTCGGCTCGCCGCGGTCGTTGGCCGCTGCGATGGCGGACTGAACAGTACACGGCCAATACCCTGCCTCGATTAGATTCATACTTTGATTGCCTTTCTGCGCTTATGCGCTTCGCGCTGCTCGGCGGTATTGCACCGCCGCTTACCCTGCTCGGGCAGCCAATACCTACTCGCGTCGATCCGCTCCGACAGCAGACCGCCGACGAGCAGAAACACACAAACAGCCGTCAAATACATTCGTCCTCCATATCTGCCGGACGCCAGGGGCGCTCGGCGGGAGCCAGCGAGACGATCGCCAGCGAGCTGTAGCCGTCCGGGCAGACGCGCAGCACGTCAAACACCTGGCGCCCGAAATAGTGCGTGACCTCCAGCCGGTAGCCGCGAGAAACGGCCCATCGGCGCACCAAGCGGCCGGCGTACGGCACCCGCAACTCATCGAAATACACCTCGGCGCCGCACTGGTACGCCAGGTCGAGCAACGCAAACACGCTCACAGCGACGAGACTCCGTGTTTGTGCACGTGCGCGCACCGCTGGCACCGCACGCCGTGCGTTGCGACGCCGTGGTCCGCGCCGTTGAGGCACAGCCCGCGATCGGCGAGCTCGCGCCGACGCAGCTGCGCAACGGTCCGAGCCTCCTCACTCGTCCGGTGCCGGCCGCGGTAATCGCGGCCAGAGATCGCGCGATACGCCTTCACCGGCGCAACCTCCGCTCGCGTCGCCAGGCGCGCCGCTGGTAGGACGACGGCAGCCAGCGCCCGTCGCTCCCGGCGCGATCGGCGCGGTCTGCGGCGTGGCACCAAGCCACCAAGCCAAACGCAGCGACCGACAGCAGTAGCTGCACCGCGGCGACGCTCACGACACCACCTCGCCGGCCTCGCGCTCGTCGCGGACTGCGCTGCTCAGCGCGGCGGCCGTCGCAAACCCTAGCGCCACCAGCGTCTCGTGCAGATCCTTTTTCTCTGGATTGCGATGGATCAGGAACGCCGCCTGCTGGACGTTGCTGCTCGCTGCAGCCAGCAGCTTGATCACCTCGTTGTCCGTCTTCACTGGCCACCCCGCTTGGCACCGAGGCGGGCCGCGAGCAGGTGCAGGCGCAGCTCGTCGGACGCCGACAAGATCTGGTAGATGCAGTCGCGCAACCGCTCGGGCAGGCGGTCGCCGATCATCACGTCGACGCCTGCGGTGAGCCGCGAAATGCCCTCGAGAATCGAGATGCATTCCTGCAATTCAAATCGACTGCTAGCGTCTGACGGTCGCCACAGCGTGCGTGAATCTCTCACGCATTGAGTGGTACTTTATCCGCGGGAGCGAGTCAAGCAAACGTCAACCGATACTTGATCGGCGGTGGGCGACACGCGCTGAGACACCCTACGCTCTCCGTCGGAGATCCACCGCTCGAGCGCGTCTGGATCGGTGACGAGCGCCGCAACAATCCGCGCGAGGCGCTCGTCGTGCTCTACCTGTGTGCGGACCTGCCTACGTCGCCCCATGCCCAAGAAGTATCAGGGCGGCCTGACATTTGTTCGGTGAGTCCGAACGTTTTGTTATTTTTTCGCGCGATCTGCCTGCAGCTCGCCGAGGCGCAGCCAGGCGTCATACTGCTCGGGATCGCCAAAACGCAGGGTGGCGACGACGCGATCGATCCGGCGCTGCTCGTCGGCCGGGAGAATCGCCGGCCGCCGCGCCGTCGGCGCCAGGTCGAGCGCAGACTGCAGTTTCGCGAGAAACCGGCAGCCGCGCGTCTTTCCGGCCGGGATCGGCGTCGACAGCAACAGCGACATTGCCGCAGGCGTTGCGTCGCACAGCCGCGCGAGCTCGGCCTGGGAGATCTTCTTTTCCCGTCGACGCGCAACGATCACCAGCCTGTCCGGCTCGGTCAAGTAAGCGGTTTCTTCTCGCGGGCGCTGCTTGCGCGACATTGGATCAATCACAGCACGATAACCATTGAACGATACTTGACCTAACGCATTCAGTATGGCTTTACTCTTTCCGTGCGTCTAGGAGAACGGATCGTTAGGTGGCGGTTAGCGCGCGGGCTCCCGCAGCGCCGACTCGCCGACGCAGCAGGAATTAGCACGTCGGCGGTTTCGCTGTGGGAAACCGGCGCAACCGTACCAAGTCACTCGCATTTGGAGTCCGTCGTGAGCGCGCTCGGAATTTCGATGGCGCGCTTTTACGGACGGCCGCCGAAGAAATAGACCGCACTGCAATCTGCAGCGGTTGCACCCGGCGAAGCCATGACCAAGCAACAACTGATCGATCGCATTGTCAACGATCGCTTTATCGACGAGCTGGGGAACCACGGCGAGTCCGTCGACGCCGAGCGCGGCTACCGCCAGGGCTGGAACGCCTGCAGCCAGCACGTCGAGCAGCTGATCGCTCAGCACCTAAACCCCATCGACCTGGCGCTTGATGAGCTACGCGTGGCGACGGTGATCGAGGTGCTGCGTTGATTGACGCGTGCATCCAGTGCCGGCGCACGGCGGACGAGCTCGGGCACGGGCGGGTGCTGCTGTGGCGCAAGCGACCGCACCACCCGAGCGAGTACGCGGTGTGTTTTGCGTGCGCGCGGGCGATTCGCGAGGAGCAGGACGAGCGGGCGGGCTCGTGAGGCGACGGTTCAACACAGCAGAGCGCGTGGCCCTGGCTCTTTCAAGCAGCGGTCGGTGCGAGTCGTGCGGCACGGAGCTCGAGCCAGGGTGGCACGCAGATCACGCGACCGCATACAGCCACGGCGGGCAGACACACGTGAGCAACGGCAGGGCGACCTGCCCAACTTGCAATCTCAAGAAAGGCGATAGGCCATTGGACAACAAGAGCAGAAACCCTCGGACGTGGCAGCCATGGCGCAGGGCGAGTGACGACGAGAAGAGCGCGTTTCTCAGCGAGGTGAATCCGTAGCCATGCTGTACGCCAAGCAAAACGGAGCAATCACGCTGGCGTCACCCGGAGCGCGGGCTGCGTGTCCGTCGTGCGGTAAGCCCGTCGTCGCCAAGTGCGGTCACATCGTCGTCTGGCACTGGGCGCACCAGTCCAAGGACTGCGACCCGTGGGCCGAGCCGATGTCCGAGTGGCACGCACGATGGCAGCAGCTCGCACCCGCCGATCGCCAAGAGGTCGTCATGGAAAAGAACGGCGAGCGCCACCGCGCCGACGTCATCGCCAGAAACGGCGGCGTGCTCGAGCTTCAGTATTCGTCGATCGGCGTCGCCGACATCCGTCGCCGCGAGAGGTTCTACGGGCACATGGCGTGGATGTATCACGCGCACTGGACCGATCGGCTTCACTTCGGGAAGTACGGGTTCTGGTGGAAGCACGGAGCGATCACACAGACCGCCATCACTAAGCCGCTGTTCTGGGATCTCGGTGATGAGGTTTGGCGCGTGAGTCTGTCGCGTGCAAAGGAGCGCGTTTACGGCGTGCTCGATCGCGCGACAGGGCAAATCAGAAGTCACGTCGACATCCAGACCAGTCGCGTTCTAGGCAAGGTCGTGCGCCGCTGGAAGACGGACGAGTTCGCCCGCGCGACGTTTGGCCGCTCGTTCTCGGAGGTGGCGTGATGGCTGTCTCCTGGTGCAAGGTCGCGTCGAATCTCGATAGCCATCCCAAGATCCGCAAGGCGGGGCGGCTCGGTCGTGAGGTGTTTCTGTTCGCCCTGCGCCGGAACGCCGAGCCGGGAAACAAGGTCCCCGGCCAGATCTCGGCGGATGAGCTCGACCCCGACTACCTGAGTGACATGCTCCAAATGCCGCGTGACGAGGCTGTGACGGGTGTGACGTCACTTGTCACGGCAGGTTTGCTGGCGCGAGAAGGCGACGTCTACGTGATCACAAGCTGGAAGGACGGCTGGGGCAAGGACAACGGGGGCGGCGCAGCGCGCACGGCAAAGTGGAGGGAGAACAACAAGTTGCGGACCTCCCTGTCACAGCGTGACGCGCGTGACGTCACCGATGTCACGCGTGACGCGTGTGACACAGAAGAGAAGAGAAGAGAAGAGAATAAAGAGACAGGCTCGCCCGAGGGGCTCGCTCGGCTGTTTGACAAGGTCGACCAGGCGGGCGGCGACGTGGGCAAGGAGCGAAATGCCAGCGCCGCGAAACGCAAGGCGGCGGCGAACCCGGATCACCAGTCCGCGATCGACGGCTTTCACGAACGGTTCAAGGCCGCGTATGGGACCAAGCCGACGTGGAACGGTAAGGCGATCGGGCTGCTGTCCTCGTTGCTCAAGCGCCACTCCCTTTCCGTTGTGCTGGAGCGGATGGACCTCATGTTCGCGGGCACCGCTAAGTGGCCGCCGCCGCCCTACTCGGCAGAGGTGTTTGTGCAGCACTTCGACCGCTGGGTTGACGTGTCGCCAAGGCCCACCACCCCGTACCGTCGAGTTGACGAGCTGTGACGGACGCCGACAGCATCAGCCAGCTCGAGATGTCCGTGATCGGCGCCATCCTGATCAGCCCCGACACGCTCGCGCTTTTGCCAGGCCTGGAGACGGAGGACTTCCGAAACTTCCGTCCCCGCGCGACATGGGACGCCATCCGCAACCTCGAGGCGCGCAACGCCCCGATCGACGTGACCACGGTCGGCGACGAGCTCGCCAAGTGCGGGCACCTGGACAACGTCGGCTTTGGCTGGCTCGGCGAGTGCGCGCTCAAGGTGCCGACGGTCACGAACGCGATCGAGTACGCCTCGCGGCTCCGTGACGCGGCGATCCGCCAGCGGCTCTCCGAGGTCCTTGACGACGTTCTCCAACTCGGCCGCGCCGGCTCAATCACGGGCGCCGACATGCTGGGCCGGGTGCTCGCGGTCGCATCGCGCATGGACGCCGAGCAGCCCGAGGACGCCTCGACGATCGGCGACGTCGTCAAGCGCCGGGTCAAGCAGATCGAGCAGATCGCGGCCGACATGGCAGCCGGACGAACGACCATGACCGGGTACCCGACGGGCGTGCAGCGCCTGGACGAGAAGCTCGGCGGCTGGCAGCCCGGCATTGTCAGCATCGTCGCGGCCCGCCCTGGCATGGGCAAGTCGTCGCTTGGGCTGGCGACGGCGGACGCATGCAGCCGACTCGGCGCGGGCGTCCACCTGTTCAGCCTCGAGGACACCGAGCAGGCCTACGCCGATCGCGCGCTGGCTCGCACGAGCGGCGTATCCGCCGAGAGAATTCGCGCCGCGAATCTGACCAAAGGCGACATGCCGGCGATGACCGACGCGCTCAAGACGCTGTCGCGCCGCCAGGGCTGGCTGTTTGACGGGCGCAGCGGAATCACGGCGCAGGAAATCGTCCGCTCGGTGCGTCGCCGCAAGAAAGACAACCGGACGAAGGTCGTGATCGTCGACTACGTGCAGCTGGTCAGCAAGCCACACCCGCGCATGAGCACGCACGAGGCGCTGGGCGAGATCGTGACGACGCTGGCCGACGCGGCCAAGCACGACGGCATGGCGTACGTCGTGATGAGCCAGCTCAACCGGCAGATCGAATCCCGCGAGGACAAGCGCCCGCAGCTGTCGGACCTGCGCGAGTCGGGCTCGCTCGAGGAGCGCGCAAAGTGCGTCGTTGGGCTGTATCGCGGCGCGGCCTACAAGACGCCTCCCAAGCGGGGAATTGATTACGACTGCGAGTGCAGCGCCAAGGGCGATTGCCAGCACACACCGACGGACGCGCAGTTCCAAACACAGGTGCAGCTGCACGTCCTCAAGAATTCCAACGGCAGGACCGGAAAGGTGACGGCGTCATGGGACGGACCGACAACGCGGATCGAGTGACAGCCGTCGACATCGAGACGGCGCGGCGGGTGTGGGTGTGGGCGATGGGTACGCCGCAGGAGGCGGACGCGCGTCGGCTGCTGGTCGAGCTCGTGGAGCGGGCGCGGAGGCAGGGCAAGTGAGTCCGACCGCCCGCACCCTCGCCGAGTGCCGCAAGCGCGGCTGGCCTGCCCAGGTCGTCGAGCAGACGATCCCGCGCACGTTCATCAAGCGCGACCTGTTCGGCTGCATCGACATCGTGGCGATCACGCCCAATGGTCTGCTCGGAATCCAGGCCACCTCTGGCACCAACCACGCAGCCCGCGCGGCCAAGGCACGCCAGCAGCCTCATTTTGCCGCCTGGCTTCGCGCTGGAGCGCATTTTGCGGTCTGGTCGTGGGCGCGCCGTGGTGGACGCGGAAAACGCAAGACGTGGGCTCTCAGAGAGGAATTGCTCCATGTCGCCGGCTAGTGCCCGCATCGAACGGTGGGCCACTACCCATGGTGTGTCTGCGGCTGTTGCTTTGGAGATGTTCCTAGAGCGCGTTTCCATCATGCGCGAATCAGGGGGGCTATCCGAACAGGCGGCCGAGATTGCCGCGCTCGCGGACATGGAGAGTCACCCGGAGTGTTACGGGGCGCGCCAGTGACCCTGTCCTTGTTCAGTTCCGTGCCCGCCGGCCCGGTCGACTCGACAGACGCCCAGTGCACGCCGCGCTGGCTAGCGGACCTCCTGCCCGAGTTCGACACGGATCCCTGCACCAACCCGCGCAGCCACGTCCGAGCGCGCATCCGGTACATGCTCGAGCTCGACCAGGACGGGCTGACGTTGCCGTGGCACGGGCTGGTCTGGTGCAACGGTCCGTACTCCAACCCGCTTCCGTGGTGTCAGCGCCTGCGCGCTCACGACGGCCCGTGGGTCGCGCTGTGGAAGTTGGACACCACAACGGCATGGTGGCGCGAGCTGATGGCGGCAAAGGCAGACTGGGCGCCGTTTCGAGAGCGGCTGGCATTCGAGCGGCGCGGCAACGTCGGCGTCGCTAACTTCACCTCGGTGCTCGTGTGGCGCGACTGGGAGCCGACTGCGGCGGTGGCCGCTAGGCTGTGGATACGTTGACCAGCGGGCGCTGTGCGGCACATGGCACACCAAGGACACATGGGGGACTGACATGCGAAACGACACCGACGCCTGGGATATCGACCCCAGGACCACCGCGCTGCGAGTCGAGCGCGACCAGCTAGCCGCGGCCCATCAGCGGTCGCTCGATCACCTCGAGCGGGCGCTGGCCACGCTGGACCGGCAGTCAGACGGGCCCGGCGCCGCTGGCATCTTCAACGACGCTCGCGCGTTTTTGGTCGAGCAGGGGCGCGCACCGGCTGTGCTGGCAGAGTACCGGGCGGCATACGTCGCCTGGGAGGAGCGTCGGCGGTGACGGGGATCCGCGAGATGTTCGACGAGCTGTCGGGCTCGGACGAGTACGAGCAGCAATGGCAGCTCGAGCTGCTGGCGTGGGGCAGGCTCCGAGCGCAACGCGAGTACCAGGCCGCCTACCACTCTCGCCGGTCTCGGCAGCCGCGCCAGCCGTCCCGCCCGCGCCGCCACCGCTACTGCACGCCAAAGGCGGCCAAGGAGCGGGCGCGCAACCGCGAGCGCAAGGCAGCCAACCGCGAGCACTACCGCGAGCTCGCCCGCCTTCACTCAGCAGCATACCGCGCCAGGCAGAGGGCAGCACGTGCGCCCGGCTGAGTACCAGCGGCGACGTCGCGCGACCGCCCGCGCGGCAGGGCTGTGTGGCCAGTGCGGCGTGCGCCCGGCCGAGCCTGGCAGGTTTCGTTGCGCGGCGTGCGCAGCGGCCAAGCGCGAGGCTGAGCGCGGTGACGGCTGGTCTCGCTGCTCTGCCTGCGGGTCTGCCGGTCATATCCGGTCGGCCTGCCCTGATCGGTTGCAGCCTCCGCGGTCCACGGCGTGGTGCCTCGACTGTATCGCCGTGGGGTTTCACCGCCATGGCTGCAGGGTGGCCCCATGAGATCGGGTCGCCGCCCGGCAGAGACGCAGTGGCGCACTGACCTGCTGATGGCGATTGACTCGCTGCAGACTGCGGTCCGGCTGATTCCCGATCGCCTGGACGACGCCCGCGCACAGACGAGACTGGCACTCAAACTGATCCGCGGATTCGCAGCTGAGCCCGCGCAAAACCGAAACAAATTGCGTAACACCGAATAACTCTCAGTCTCGCGACTGAGGGGTATTTGCGGGCGCGTCAAACGACTCTGCCTGGGTTCGGTCCCGTCCGTCGCCGACGCGGCCGACGTCGGCGCGACCCGCATCCGATCGAGCTCGAGCACCCCGACCTGTCGCGCGTCGAGTTCCTGCGACTCCGCGCCGCCTCGGTGCTCGCCGGTACCTTCGAGCCCGTTCCTGGGCTGCCAGGGGCGACGCGAGCGAGCTGCCCGCCTGATCGCGCCGAGGTGGGCTGCCCATACGTGCGCTGCCGACACCACCTCTGGGCGATCCACGGCGGCCCCGACGGCGAGCGCGCTGGCCGACCTGGGCTAAGCGCGTGCCCGCGCGACGCGCGCGGCTGGACCCTGCGAGCTCCGGGCGAGCTGCCGTCCAGCACGCGGCCCGCGAGCACGCTGGCGCCCAGGTGGCTTGAGCACCCGCTACCGGCGAGCTGCGCGCTCGACCTGGCAGAGCGCGGCGCGATGGGCAACCAGGCGATCGGCGACGCGCTGGGCCGGCACCGGACGCTGGCCGCCCGGCTGGTCGAGCGCGCGACGGCCCAGGCAATCGAGTCGGCGGGCGATCTGGGCCTGGCGCCTGGCGATCTGCTGGCTGGGTTGCGCGAAAGCGGCGAGCGGTAATTGTTTTGCATAGTTACGCGACACCCCTACCGTGCCAAGTTGTCACGGCGCGCGG